ATGAGCAATAACCATATAATCATATATTTGATCAAACTATTCAATATATATATATTATACGCCATATAAAGATATATAGTAAATAACCGTAAAAGACATATCTTGTGTGTGTGTTGAGGGGGTGCTCGCGTAGGGCTCAGGGTTCAGGTTATAAGAAGTAGAATATCATAGAGTTTTATAATAAGATTGTTATATGTTCCTTAATCATTATAGATGTATATATAACAATCTTATTATAAAAACCTATTTTGATCAGACAGGATATACGACAAAAAATATATAATAAAATATTTTGCACGATAAGATCTAAAATATGTAGCTGTATCGTTATATATAAAAAAAATATTCCTCCTTACTGTTTCATTTGTTCTTTAATTTTTGCTGGATCTGGGGCAGGGCCTTTGATAATCATACCTACATCATTTTCGAATTTCCTATGGTTTCGGATTTTGATATGCATTTCCAGTTCCATGATCAATCCTTTTGTGCCAATCGTCAAAGGACAGTATATAGTTTCTGTGGATTCTTCAGAAATATCTCGCATTGTGTATCTTGCATTTATATGCTTGAGTTTACCAGATTGATAAATCTCAAAGTGTTTAGGCATAGGTCGGAGGTGCTCCATCGCAACCTCGAGAATATCATCAATATTTATCCCAATATCCAAACATGCTTCAGTGAAGCTTTCGTCAAAACATATGGAATCAGTAATGTGTGCTAATTTATAAATAATATTGATCGCTTCTGATGCTTTTTCCGGCTCAGCACCAGCACCGACTTCGGTTTTAATGTTTTCCGTGGCCATTGTGTCTCGTATCTTGTCTCGATAATGATCAGGAAATCCCAGATTCAATTTTTTTTGAGTCTTTCTGGAGATAAAGCCTATATTTAACTTTTTACGCAAGAAACTCTCAACCTGACTGGTGGGTTTATAATAGGCTCCGTTACTTTTTCTGGACCCTTATCCTTTAGATTGCCAAGAATATAGAGGAAAGTCGTCCATCTATGAGTTTCGGTGTTCAGATGTATTTCCTTTGCGTTGTGTGTAGTTATTCTAGAGAAACCATAAACAGGTGCTCGAGGAGCGTTAACTCCTTGTGTTATTAAAAATAAAGCCTCTTCTTCCATGTACAACGGAACTCTGACAACATTTGCCCCAGAATGAATGCAAACCTTGATGGTGGGCAGACACCGATTGTGGTTATTGGATGATTTGCTCGCAAGAACGCGCACATCAGCGGTGCACCCGAAGTTAATGATGTCTTTAATACTCTTTCGCTCAACATCCGCGGGAGGTCCTCCTATGCTGTCTAACCAGTTAACAAGATGTTGACATTCATAATCCATCTTTGGAGGATAATTTTTTTGTCGTTGGGAAAGATATGTTATTCGTAGCAATTTATCTATAATACTTTTTATAATAGTAACAGTATAACAGTATAACAATACGGGATGTTAGGTAAATATCTATTTGGTGGGGGTCCAGTGGTAAAAAGAAAGTTTAAGTCTGACATCAATAAGCGTACGGAAGAGACCGTACGTGATATATTTGAAAGCCTCGGAGAGCTTATATCTAAGCAATATGCTGAGCAAACTGAGGATCAAACTGACGAACAAACCGACGGGGAAACTGTTGAATGAAAAAGATTAGGAAGAAATATATTCTATGAGTATACGGAGAAAATGCAACAGCACCGATCAAAAAGAAAGCCCTCTCCTAAGGCCTCTTCCAAGATGAAGGCAAGAAAAAGATATATGCGAATGAGTAAAGAAGATCTTACATCTGGTTGTATGACAAAAGGAGCACTAAAGGGCATAAAAAATCCTGCAGGATTGAAAAAATCTGATCTGGTTGATATAATTATGGCTTATTGGGAATGCGTGTCGAATATTCTCGTAGGAAAAAATTGAATCGATATATCCCATTTCACAGGGCTGGAAATGGTCTTCGTACATATCTTGAGGCTCGAACATGGTAAATATTATGTTAAAAGATCAAATGCTTATTCTGTTGGCGCGAAGAGTTATTCTTGTGAAAACGAAGATGGTTTTGAGTGGATGAAAACGCACAGACTTCTATATGTAGAAAGAACAATATTGGATTGTGATGAGTATGATGAGGACAAGTTTGTAATTGTCTATATGGATAAATATGGAATCGATAATGTAAGAGGTGGGTCATTTTCAAGTCCAGAATTGTCAAGAGAGGAATATTCAGTGTTGATGAAAATGTCTCGCGGTAATCCAGTGCCAGCACCCTCAAAAACAAAAGAACCTCGCATATTCATTGGAGAATTAAATGCTCGAGTAGAAATACTTCTTAAAGTGATGTTATTGGAAAATATAATAGATCAAAAAAAAGCAGACTATATCCGACATAGTGATTACGGTGTTCGTTGGAAATTCCTCGAAAAATACGAGATGGATTCTTATCAGGATGAGTAATTCTTGATTTTTTAAAGCTGAATAACATACTTGTGAACATACACAAATATATATACCGAACAGCGGGTTACTAGTAAAATTTGCACCTACAACAAGTAAATGCAACTTCGGTAGCCATAATGGAATTACATTTAACACAATGTTTAAGGAGAGAAAATTGTGTGCACTTACCACAAATATGCGCGACCTCGGTGGCTGGAATGAAACCACATTTAACACAATATTTAAGGTGCGTAAATCGTGAACACCCATTGCAAACATGAGCAACTTGGTTGGCGATTCCAAAATCACAAACAAAACATTTAGGCATTTCCGCGGGATATTCTCTTTTGTGTGTTTCAATGTATATTAAAAAAAATATTCATTTTTTTTATTTGAGGGGTTCAATATCCTTGAAATTCGCAATAACGACACAACCACGCGATATTGTCAGCAACGGCATTGTTGCATTTAAGGCACGGTTTAAAGATTACACGTTTCGTGCACTCATAACAAATAGAAGCTACTTTGCAGACAGTAACATAATCGCATTTTACGCAGTGTTTATAGTATGAATATTTCGCGCACATATTACAAACATGAGCAACACCGAAAGCAACACCGTGAGCGACGCCGTAATCACAGATGACGCATTTAGGCATCGTTTTTTTCTGTATGCTTCTCTTATACATTGGAAAAAAATATTCAATTTTTTTATTTCCAATACTTCATTATTGGACTCAATACCCTTGACATTCGCAAGGATAACACAACCACGCAACATTGTCAGCAAAGTGATTACCACATTTAATGCATGGGTTAAAGGTTGACTTCTTTGTGCATTCATGACAAATAGAAGCAACTTTGTTGACAATTAAAGAATCACATCTTATACATCGTCTGTGGAACGAATGTTTCGCACACATATCACAAACGCGAGCTACTTCGTAAGTAGCGCCGTAACTGCAAATCACACATTTAGGCATAGCTAACAAAGTAGCGCGGTATGTTTCTTTTGTGTGTATTCAATTTTTTTATTTCCAATACTTCGTTTATTGGGTTCAATATCCGTGACATTTGCAACTACTGCACAATCGCGCAACTTCGCTGGTTATACCAAAATCGCATTTTACGCAGTGTTTATGGAATGAATATTTCATGCATCCATTACAAACGCGGGCAACTTCGTTGGCAATGCCAAAATCACAGATAATACACTTTGGCATTTCCGCAAGATGTTTTCTGTATGTAATTGTGTGTATATGTTAAAACATATATTCATTTTTTTATTCTTCATTTGAAGAGAAGGGGGGGGGAGTGTGCGATCTGGAAGAACTTTTAATTGCGGATGATGATACCTTCTAACAAGGTCCAGCAAATTAAATATTTTTTTCAATGTTGTTTGGTGTTAAATTTCCTTTGAAGTATACTTTTTTTACGTCAGCAAATTCTACGGCATCACCCCCACCGGTGATTTTTTTATATTCAGGGTATTGTGGCATCGATGACCTATTTTTTAATCCTTCATAGATCTCATTTGATCTTTTTTCTTTATCGACGAATCCATCTAAAAACCCGTCAAAGAACCTTCTGATTATACCACTGACAAATAACCATATCACGAAGACTATGAGTATTGCGATGATCAGGCCCATATTCTGATCCATATATTTTCTCTGAATTTTATTCAAGTATTGTTTCAAACAACGTTTGAGATGGATGTTATATCATATCCAGATAAAAAAATTGATATTGGAGACAATATGTCAATAAGATAAGAAGCCCCCCCGCTTTGATCAAAGCAAGAAGGAAAATGACTGATATGAAAGATGATAAAGATGATAAAAATGAAGAAAATGTTAAAAAATACATCCGTGAGTCTTTGAGCAATTTGAGACCTGGTTGGGTAAATTTATTCACCTCGGATCCTATAAAACCCGCTTTGCTGGAAATATTCCGGACACTCAAAGCTAGATCAACTGATTGGCCCAGAAAATTCACACCTGAACCCAAAAATATTTTCGAAAGTTTCAAATATATGGAATTAAAGGATGTAAAGATAGTATTGCTTGGACAAGATCCGTATATCAAAAGAGGTGAGGCGACTGGATTAAGTTTTTCAGTTAAGCCTAGTGTCACAATACCCCCATCATTAAAGAGAATTTTTGAATGTCTAAAGACCAATAAATTCACGAATTCCTATCCAAAAACTGGGGACCTTACGAGTTGGGCAAAGGATGGAGTACTTATGTTAAATGCGCACCTAACAACCGAATTTGGGACATCGAATGCTCATATGTTTTGGGAACCTTTTACTAATTTATTGATAAATAGAATGTGTGAACTTAGAAAGGACGATCCATTGATTTTCATATTATGGGGAGGATTTGCTCAAAAAAAAGAGAGATTTATAACAAAAAGAAATTGCGTCTTAAAATGGGGACATCCAAGTCCTCTGGGGGATAATGGGCGGGCCGAGCCCGATAAATTTAAGAATTGTGATAATTTTATAAAAGCGAACAGAGAGTTGATACGTCAAAGAAAGAATCCAATAAATTGGGGAATGACGGAAACAAAATCTCTGTCGGAAGAAATAAAACTACGGATGTTTACTGATGGCTCAGCAAGGAAAAATGGTAAACCTGGTGCTATCGCGAGCTATGCATATTTTATTCCAGATTTGGAAAAGAAATGTGCTGGGAGCGTCTGCATTGGTAAATATGATGGAAATGCGATAATGCCAAGCAACCAAAGGGGTGAGCTTTTGGGAATAATTGAGGGTTTGGAATATTTGATTGCACTACATAAAACCCAACCAATCGAAATTGTGACCGACTCGATGTATTGTAAAGGAATAATAGAATCTTGGCTAAAAAAATGGAAAAAAGAAAACACAATTCATGAAAAGAAAAATGTTGACCTATTAGAAAGGCTAGATTTTGCGATGATATCCTATGGTGGGACAATCAAGGTAAAACATGTAAATTCTCACATTCCAGAGCCAAAAGAGTCTAATTACGACGATTCTCTATCTGGAAAAGCAAAGTATGGTGAAGATCTGGTATTTTGGGGTGGAAATGACTTGGTAGACAAAATGGCCCAAAAAATAAATGACGACTGCCAAAATAAAAAATAAATTTGAATGTTTATTTTTTATCCATAAAGAAGTTTATCTTCGGAAAAGGGTGCTTTTTGGAGAAATTCCGACAACGTTCCAAACAACGTCCAAAAGCCGAATTACAAATAAATGGCCAATTTACAACATAAAACTTTCCTTTCAAAAAGATACAAAAAAAATGAGCACGTTGTTTTGGATGAAACGTACGAAATAGAGGAAACTCCTAAGGGGTTTAAGGGAACATTATATCCCCACCAGAAGACAGTTTTAGCTGCATTACTCGAGATTGAAAGAAAAAGATTTGTTCGGATTGACGGCAGTATCAATAAATATAGCGAATTTGGCGATGATTGTCTGGTCGAAACAACGGCTGGAATTTTGGCAGAATCATTTGGGTCAGGAAAAACGATTGAGATTTTGGCATTGATCATGGCATCAAAACATCCGGTTGCGTTCCCAGAATATACACCAGCGCATATTTCAATGTTTTCTGATTATTATACACCAAAAAACAGTATTACTAACGGATTTACCCCCTATGTTAGCAAAGTATACAACAATATCATAAAACCAAATGTTATTGTTGTTGGCTCTTCGGTGCTTCATCAATGGAAAGATGCGATAAAAGAATTTACTGGTCTGAAGACATTTGTGATAGAGAACGTTATGGATTTTAGGATATTTTGTAACATAATAAAGAAATTTAAGGAAAATAGGTCCAACAAAATTAACGATTATGGAGTAATTCTCGTAAAAAGTGGTACTGTCACGTCAAATTTACAAATACCGGAATTAGAAGAGCGAATAAAAAAGACGTCCGGTGTCTTAAATCTGGTAAATTGTGTTGCTATCGTTCTGCGGGGGATTTGTGTTACGCGATTAATTATAGATGATTATGATACGATAAAACTATTCTCAAATTGTATGGCGATTGTAGCAATGTTCACATGGTTTGTTTCTGCGACTAAAAAATTTGCGAAGAAGAATGCTGATCGATCCATTATAGATGATGCTGGAGAATATGAAAGATTTGCAAGTTCATCACAAAAATATGTGAACGATGTGTACAATGATTTTAATTTGAGTCATTTTTCGGTAAAATGCCATGACCAATATTTTAAAAAATCGTTCGAAATACCAAAAATGAGAAAATACACATATTCATTCAAAAATATCAACGATAAATACATTAATCTCTTAGGATCGATGGCTGACGACGAGCTAACGACTGTTGTCGAAATGTTAAACGCAGATGCGACTCAAACTGCGGCTGAATTTGTCGGAATAGGTACATCATCAACGGCTGATATTTATAAAAAGATTTTAGGTGATAAGTTCGAAAAATTCTATGAACATTCAGATATTGCGCGAGTCGCAGAGGGGGCAAGGGTTTATACTGAACCACTATCCAAATATGAATTTCAGCCTGGAGATATCTCCGAAATACGGAAGCAAATAAAACTTTGTTCAGTCCTTTATGACGAATATATACCAGGAAAATCGTCATATTTAATGAGATCACTCGATGATCTTGTCGTGACAAATTCCGAAAAAAGAGATCATCTCGGAAAAATGATCGAAAGGGTTAAATCTAATATAGGAGATGACGGATGTCCAGTATGCTGTCTCCCCTTTGACGATGAAACGAACGAAATGATAATGAAATGTTGTGGAGCAGTCCTTTGTGATAAATGTGCAGTTGAAGGATCCAAATTCAGAAATAATTTATCGGGTACATGCCCCAATTGCAAAAAAAGTATAAATTTTAAAGAAGATATGATCTTCGTGGATTCGTCGAAAGTAGATATTACAGGTCTTGCAGATTATGATATAATAATCCCCGCCGGAACTGACCAGACGAATGCCCAAGATGAGGCTTCAAAAGACGAGGCATCAAAAGATGACCCAAAGGATGAAGTTGTGGAAATTCCACTCCCAAAAAATCCCAAGATCGCAGCGATAATAAAAATCATTCATGGCGACAAAATTGAAAGATCCGAGGGAGGATTATTATCAGCCGAAGTAGTCGATGGGACTGATTTTAAGGATATTGCCGATGAATCTAAAAAAGTATTGATCTTTGCAGGATTTACAGAGACAGTCGGTAAGGTAACGGAAGTCTTGGATACTTTTAAAATATCATATTCTAAATTAGAGGGTACTGCTAGGCAGATGCACTCTGCCGTAACAGATTTTAAGGAAAAAAATACGGTACTACTCGTAAACTCATCAAAACATTGTGCTGGTCTAAACTTGCAAATTGCCACGGATGTTATCTACGTTCACAAAATATTTGACTCAAACATCGAGGGGCAAATATCTGGCAGGGCACAACGGATTGGCAGGACATCGAGTCTCAGAGTACATTTTCTAACATATGAAAATGAAGGTCGTGTATATTTCTGATTTCTTGCAAATTCTCACAGAGTGGGTGGTGATGAATGCATTTTTTTGTTGTGTCAAAAATACAAAAAAAAGTTACTCCAAAGGCAGGATGGAATCGTTAGCTTGGGCATCGATCAAGCAATCGTGCCATTCTTTGTGAGTCAAAATCTTAAAGTTGAAGTGCATTCCAGTATGTTCAATAACACCGACGTGTTCCGGATTGGCAATCACTTTCACGATTTGGTTTTTATAGGGTCCATCATCCGATTGTACGACGATGGCAAGCTTTTGGAAATCCTTGAGAATTGCCCAGATGATTATTATTTCTCCTTGAACCCCGTATTTCTCGAACGCGTCGCCAGTCGAATTGGCTTTTTGGGCATACGTCCGTTTAAGAAATTCTGGGGTGTAATGGCCCTTGAACTCAAGATTCAGAATTTCCGCGACGGCGTCGTAGAGGCACATGTTGTAATCCTCCTCCTCTACCAACGAATTTTTGATCGCGAGTGCAGTTTGTTCCTCTTCGCTTATCCCTTCATTTGATGTCTTTTCCGTTTGAACCAGCGACTCTGCCATTGCGAGTGCAGTTTGTTCCTCTTCGCTTATATCTTCATTTGATGGCTTTTCCGTTTGAACCAGCGACTCTGCCATTGCGAGTGCGGTTTGTTCCTCTTCGCTTATATCTTCATTTGATGGCTTTTCCGTTTGAACCAGCAACTCTGCCATTGCAAGAGACTCTACCATCGCAAGCGCCAAGCGTTCGTCGTCTGTCCCAACATCCTCTGTTTGGACCTCCCACCACTTCTTCTCGTATGAGGCCATTTTCCGTAGTTTTTCGGGGAAAGATACTGCGGTATACAAAAATTCAATTTTTTTATGAAAAAGAGCATGAAATTTCGATCTACTTTTCACTCTATAAAAGGTTTGGAGCAAAAAGATAAATTATCTATCCAATAATATAGGTTGCCAACACCTTGAAACCCTTTCTTCCTGAAGAAAAAGATAATGTCAATATATCTGGACAATAATGGTACGACGAGAATGCCTCAAAGTGTGATCGAAGCCATGATGAATTTTTGTAATATGGGTAACCCATCATCATCCTATGAATCGGCTTCGTGCTGTAAAAATTTAATACGAGATTTTAAGATTGCTATAAGTAGACGCTGTGGATTTTCACTTGCTGATTATAGGATAATATTCACATCTGGAGCCAGCGAGTCTAATTCTATGATATTGAGATCAATAGCGGATTCATATGGATTTAAAAAGAAAACGATACCGCATATCATTTCTTCTGAGATAGAACATAAATCGATACTCTTAGGGTTAGAGGAATTGTCTGGCTATGGGAAAATAGAATTCACTCTTTTAGGAGTTGATCTTGAAGGAAGAGTGAACATATCAGAATTAACTTCTGCGATAAAGCCCAATACAGCATTGATAACTATAATGGCTGCAAATAATGAACTCGGGACAATAAACAATATAAGATCGATGGGAGAGATCGCGCATAGATATGGTATTCCGTTCCATACCGATTGTGTCCAATTATTTGGAAAAAATATAATAAACCCCGATAAGGATAATGTTGATGCATTTTCCGTTTCATTTCATAAATTGTTTGGCCCGCCGGGTGTTGGGATTTTAGTTGTAAAAGAAGCCTTAGTAAAAGGTTATGATCTAAAATCTATGATTTTCGGAACACAGAATAATTTTCTCAGAGGGGGAACCGAAAATATGCCAGGTATAAGTGGAGCCTATATGTGTTTCAGGGTAAACTTCAACAAAAGACAAGATAAAAACAATCACCTCGTGGTATTGAGAATGAGGCTAATGAAAAAATTGGCCGAAAATTTTAAATGTTCGATGTATAAAACATATATGACAAGAAGACAATCGCAAGACCGACAAGAACAACCGAAAAAAGAAATTGTAATAATATCGCCAATAAAGGGATGTATAAACTCGGTCGCGCTTTTTGCTTATATTGATCGGCAACATCCAGAAGTGTGCAATTCTATTATAAAAAAATATATGGAAAAGAATGGAATAATAATATCGGTCGGTTCTGCGTGCAACACATCATCCGCAAAAGCGAGCCATGTATTAACTGCACTTAGAGCACCGACTGAAATAAAGCGAGGGGTAATAAGGGTATCGTGGTGTGATTACACCACTGTCGAAGATATAGAAGCATTTGTTTCTGCCCTTGTTGTCCTTAGTTCGACAAAAATACCTATTCCGACAAAAACATCCGCCCCTTTACCTAAGAAAAAATAAATCCCAAATCTGTTGGGGTTTTTGCGATAGTTTATTATTTTTTAGCCGATGTGATCACTCATCCTTATCTTTCTCTTTCTCTTTCTCTTCATCGTCGCCATCATTAACTTTATCTGTCTTGGGGGTCTTTAGAGTAAAAATCAATTCGGAATCACACCCGACGATCGGCATGATAACCCCGTCAATAACCTCCATAGTTTTTCCGCAATCTCCCATCATAATACGAACCGCAGCAACAACGATCTTAGGATCAATAGTCTTAACTTTCTGAAGCTTAATGAGAGTATCGAACGATATGCAAAGACGATCAATAATTTCCTTGTTCACCGCTGAAAGGAATTGTTTAATTTCGTCACTGATACGCAGGGAAGAATATTTATCTCCCCCATTCGTTTTGATGGAATCGTAAATTGTCTTAACATAAGTTTTAAATGTATCAGCAGTTACCGCGTCTTTCTTCTCGGTTTCAACCTCCTCAGCGTCATCAACATCTCCATTCTTCTTGTCTTCTTTTTCTTGGCGCCTCTTTTCAAGGAGACAGATTTTGTCTGAAATAACATTGGATTGAGAGAAAAGTGGGTAAAGAGGTAGATCATCAACGATCCTATCCTCACAAGGATTAGATTTGTTATAGAAGATGTGGTCGGATTTTACGACCTTTTTGCTCCCATCAAAGGTGGTATCCATTGCCCTTGAAAGGAAATCATACGTCACTTTGCTAAGGAGTGCTGCGATAACCCATGAGGATTTAGCACTAAAACGAATGCGTTTACTGCTAATCTCCTTCCGTTGTTCGATGTATTTTTCGTTTGCTTCTTTTTCTTTTTGTGTGAGGGGCTTTTTGTCGTCTTTTTCCTTAAGCTTCTTCTGTATCGCCATATAAACTTTATCTTTCTCAAGGGTCTGGTCGAGCTTTTTAAGTTGTTCGTCGGCATTCTTGTTAAAGTGTTCGGCCATGCGGTGCAAAGTTCTTGCTACCGACATCTTGGGTTTGTTGTCTTTTGATCCTGTGACTGAAGTCATATCGTATTTTCGCGTGTTTTTTGTGGAGTGATATAGACTGTGATAGTCTTATCTTCAATAGGATTTATTACTTTTTATTTCTATTCAAAATAAGATGGTATTCAATTTTTATTTTCCTCCGTGTCTCTTGCATGTACCTCCACCGATGACCATTATTTGACAAGGCTTATTATTTTTGCATATTTTACCGCAGATTTTTTTTGTGGTTTTTGTTTGTTTTGTTTCTGATAATTTCTCATCCTCACCGTCACTTTCCTCATTTTCGCGGTCATCAACGTCAAGTTCAGTATCTGGCTCAATACCCCCATCATCACAATCTGAACTTTCATCTTCATCAGATGGGTATGATTCGAGGAGCAGTTTCTTTTGCACTTCTCGTACATCATCGACCGACATGCATTTTGCTTCATTGGTGGGTGGTACTTTTTGTTTCTTTTCGGATGGATTGTCTTTTCTCTCGTTTACATCTTCATCTTTCTTGTTTAACATTTCCTTCAGTTTCTGTAGTTCGCCTTTTGATGTATTGTCGAGTATTTCTTTATGTGTCCGTATTTTTTTCTCCCCTTGTCCTTCGGCTGTTGGTTGAGTTTCATCCTTTTTTTTCGGTTTATTCGATTCGTTGGCCTTCTTTTTATCTCCCTTGTTATAAAACAACCAAGCTATCAATATTATTATTATGAGTATAATTGAGGCAATAAGTATTATCCATTTACCATCCATAAAACTCTGCACTGATTGTGTTATATTTTGTTGAGATACTGATGCGGGCTCGATTTTTGTCGAACCTCCCCCTTCGGCAGATGAAGAGATTTTGGCTCTTTTTTGAGTAATATCGGTGTCTGGGAGCATACTGTTGTCCAAAATGCGGGCTAATGCTACGGGCGGTTTCATTCCTTCACTCATTTTAATTGGTGATTTATATTTTATTGTAAATCATATATATAAAACAAAATGAAAGATTTTTTAGGGGACATAAAACTCGTTATTAAGCAAATATTATCGGTAGTTAATTCCTATAAGAACGAAATAGATTTTTTAATTGCAGACACCGATCGCATAAAAATGGAAGATTTACTCAAAATAAACGGCAATATAAGCTCTGATCTTGAAAAAATACTCTTAGAATATCAAAAATCTAAAAATCCTCTGGATTCATATTTTCACTTCTATCAAGAAGTCGAAGGACTTGAAAAAAATATGAAGAAAATTGAGGATATTGTTTTTGCTGATCAATATTTTGATGAATCTTCTGTTCGCATGAGCTATAGTTTTAACGAAAACTTGGAGTTTCAGAAAAAAAATTTTATTTTAATAAAAAAGAATCTAAATAAAATTTATGACAACAATACCAAAAGAATAAGTAAATTAATAACCTCGTCGACCCATGATATTTTACAATCCTACGATAGATTTCCATCCATCAGGTTTCTTGTCTCCTTAGTGGAGAAGAAAGAGGTATCAGACCCTGATATTTTGGAAAGAATAAAGAAACTCGTATTTTCTTCCGATTATTCGTTGCGATTCCCAATTCAATCGTTTGGGTTGGTGCCTGAAACAAAGTATATGGCGTTGGAAGATATGGCAAAACATTTGGGTTTGTTAAAAAAATCTAGTCCTGATCCTTTGAGGGTTGATTCGTTCATTTCTCTCATCGAAAAAAAAGTGGATAATTTTATTTTGATCTGCAGGGATAACGATTGCAAGGTCGAATATTTTATATCTCCGTTAATCGATTTCCGATATTTGTTCGAGAATAAATTTTTGACATTGCCGGATTCTGGTATTAACTATAATTCAATCAAAAGATTTGAGACCATAAGTCTGTCTCTCGGGGAACAAAATACCGACAGCGCAAGTAAAAATCATAAAATAATAACAAAAATAACTAACAACAAGGAAAAAATAATATGTGTTGAGATATTCGGAAAAATCTTTGCCAGATCATTATCATCTAATTTTATGATGGGAGAAATTGAACGAGGATTCGGTTCTAGATCTCAGCAATATAATAAATACTTGAACGCAGAGATAGAATCTGGACTATCGAAGTTAGAAGTGGGAACGAGTGCAAAGAGCGAACCAGATATGCACCATATGAGAAGAATATTAAACGAAGCATTTCGTGAATATATCAGTATTATTAAGAGTTCACAGCCAAAAAACCCCTCAGAATTAGAGTCCATATTGAACGAAAATTTGAGGAATATATCGGCAAGGATGATCCCAAAAAATCAAGACCCAGAGATTTTTTCTACATATTTGTCAAAGTTTGAAGAATTTTATATCGAATTCAAAAAAATAATATTGGGTGTTAAATATCCTAAACTATCCCCAAGCGATGATTTATTTGTATCTATGGCTGGCGATCCACTATGGCAAGAACTGTATCATATAATCCAGACATCGGCGGATCAATCAATCGAAACAATAAATGGTAATAAGCCAGAATTACTCCAATTTGAGCCCAATACATTGAAAATAAAACATTTACTTCATATCTGAACTATTCTCCAATGAAAATCCACCCTCCGAAAGATTAATTTTTTTGTATGACAGAAGGTCGGCACCAGGGGATGTATCTGCAAAAATCACATCCATTCCTGACTCTTTATCCCTCCAACACCCTGAATTTGCATACCATCCATTTCCTATAGATATGACGTATGCTTTGTGTGTATGTCCAAATATAACTCCGATTGCCCCATTTAGAAAATGTTCAGCTGCACATTTTTCGTAAATCTCGTTTTCATGTCTCGCAAATGTGTCATATATATCCCCCAAAACTACATCAATATCTTTGAATATTATTTTTTCAGCATGTCCTATACAACATGTTACACATTTTCCGAGGAATGAATTATCTGCGTTTGCAAAATCTACTTGATGCCCATGAGCTACGAGTATTTTTTTATCGATCACATAAAATTTTTGTACATCTGGGAAAAGATTTCTCCTGAATATAACATCATCATGATTGCCAACTACATAAATCATTTTTTTCGCATTAATTTTGTTCGTTATATATTCAAACAAAACCTGATGTGAAGCCTTTATTTTCTCGAACTGATATTCTTGTGTATCCAGACTTATCCCTACGGCTTCCCAGCATTCAACAATATCTCCATTAAGTATTATCGTGTCTGCTTTAGAATACAAATAATCGAGTGCTTCTATTGTTTTGGAATCATTTATTTTATAGTCGTTTGACCCAGTTTCAGGTATTCCTATATGTAGATCAGAGATAACGGCCACAATCATCACAATATTTTTTATATTAAAGTAAAGATAATAAATATACAATTATTTATCGCAATTGAAGGAATAGATATGCAATCTGATAAAAAACCACCGAAGAAAAAACCTGGAAGACCAAGAAAGAAACCAGTAGTTGCTCCATTTGAGATTCATGGTGTTGTCCAAGCCCCCCTCGATAAAAAGAATGTTGTCGAAATGATGTATCATAATCCGATAATGTTCCGCAAATTAATATCTTTGTTGAAATCTTTGTCAGTCAATGAAGTTTATCTTAAATTTTCCAAAGACAAGATAATAATCGTAACAATGGATCACTTTAAAAAATCTCTCGTTGTTGCTGAAATAAATGGATTTAAACTCAACCACTATTTTTGTGAGAAGGAAATAGAAATCGGAGTGAGGAGAGAGGTACTCGAGAAAATATTTCACACTGTCGATAAAGTATACAACAGGGTTGTACTCAAACTTAAAAAAGATAGTCACAGAAGTGTCTTATTTATAGAGTTATATTATTATGATTTAGACAAAATGGATCAATACGAAGTTGAACTTATAAATTTGCAAAATAAAATAACAAAAATAGAGGAAAATATCCTTGAATATCCAATAAGATTTGAATTTACTTCTAAATATTTCAAAAAAATAATCAACGATATGTCATCAATGGCGGATTCATTTTCAATAGAAAAGATAGGATTAGGACCTCTTCAAATAACGTATCAAACTCCGAAGTATGTAAATCTTAACTCTGTATATAGAGATGGCACAAAAATAAAACTTTTTTCTGCGGTAAAAGAAGATGATATATTTGCAGTATCCGTTAAACTGGAAAATGTTAAACCATTTGCATGTGCCAATGTAGGAGACACGGTTGAAATATTTGCGGACAAATATAAAAAAATGTTATTTATGAGCAAAATGGACAAGGATACTTGTATTGTAAAAATATATACAGAAATTATAGACAATACAGTTAGATCTGATCAACCGAAAATTTAATTTCTGCATCTGAGCAATATAAGGCAAGACTCTGTTCTTTTTCAAGCAAGGATTTTATCGTTCTGATAGAAAATGGACTTTTTATGAGTATCACCGTATCGTCACTTTTTAACTGAAATATTCCATTTTCTCGCGATGAGAGAGGTGGCATAAATTTATCAGCCCCAGAATAACATAAAATATATGATGCCCATTTATACAATGTAAGCTGTATTTGGCCATTTTTCTTGACAAAATATGGAAAGAACATATTAAACATTTGTTTTTTATGTTCTTCTGTTTTAACGTGTTCTATCAGATTATTAAAATCCGCTATCTTTTTTTTCACATAAAATTTAGATCTTTCTCCCACGACGAGATCTTCCTTTTCCCCATTGCCTCCTATAACTTTTATTGTATCAATAGACTCTTCATTCATACCACCCACAATCTTTATCATTTTGTTTTTTTACTTCGTGTAAGAGAGAGGGGTGTTTTATCTCCTTTCCGAAGAAATATATATATAAGAGGATATATAACTCTCACACAAAAAGGAAGGGAGAAATGGAAATATCCCCAGCGAAAAACGAATGCTCTAAATGTGCCGAAAATCAGACAGATCCGGACGCCGTATGTTCTTCAAAACCGACTGTTGAAAAAATTAAGAAGGAATTGAAAATTGATGCAAAATCGGACAAAGATACGATGAAAATCGCTAAAAAGATTTTAGGTTGTGGGAATAGTGAGGTCTGTGTTTTAGAAAAATTAAAAGATAGAATAGGATTCAATATTGTGTTGGGAGAATTCGATGAGCGATTTTTGCCTCGTGGTCCGGCAAATTCGGAAGCTCTCCTAAATAACGTAAATATTGACAGCGTTCTAAAACAATGGGCATTATTATACCCAAATTTCGAGCCTTTTGAGTTTGCGATGATTGATTTTGCTGAATATGGGCATCCAATAAATAAAATAAACATAAAAAAGTTAATCGAAAATGGGATAGATTGTTTTGGCTTAGTATTTAATACTGATGTTATGTCAGGTGGTGGAAAACATTGGATAACTTCTTTTGGGGATATGAGATCTGATAAATCTTGGACAGTAGAATTTTTTAATTCGAGTGGAAATAGTCCTACTTTCGAAATAGTTGACTGGATGTCAAAAACAGTCATTAAAATGGAAAATGTTGCGCAACTGAATACAAAGGTGTCGTATTCCCAAGTTAGCGCTTTAACCCATCAACAATCGGAAACAGAGTGTGGGGTTTATTCTTTATATTATATATATAGTCGTCTAAACAAGGTACCACATAAATATTTTGCGAAAAATGTAATAAAGGATGCTGACATGTATAAATTCAGGAAAGAGTTGTTCAGAGTTTAAATTATTATGCTAAAATACGATAATTGAACCATATTTATGCCAAAATAATATAGTAGCCAATCCGTTTCATTCTGGTTGTTATTCCTTTAAAAAAATGATTGAACTTTTCCCAAGTATAACTTCTTACGGCGGATATACTGTGTTTTTAACGGGCAAATATACTTATAAATATTTATTTTTTTATTTTTTAAATGCAGAAATATACTAAGAACAACCTCTATCGAAAGACAGAAAAGAAAATGCCTACCGCAACCGGTGGAAAAGCAAGGAAAAAGAGGTCAACTGCCAAAAAGCCCGCAACTAAGCGCAAGACTGGAACTAAAAAGCGGAAGACCACCAAGACCAAACGCAAGACTGGCGTTAAGCGTCGTACCGCAAAGTAGATAGATAATGACCACATAGAAATTGTATAATGAAATTTCTTTTTTTTCATCGCATGAGATATAGTGCCCACACAAAATAGGGTAGTATGGAAATAGTCGATAGAAACAACACTAACACAGCAATAAGAATATTCAATATCGTTAAAAAAATAAAACAAGAAAAGGGTGATGTACTCAAAACGCATCAAAAAATCGTCAATATACTGATGAAAAATTATGACCTTGGAACAAGAGGATTACTTATTTATCATCAAATGGGTGTCGGAAAAACTATCACAGCACTCGCAACTGCTATGGAATTTAGGGGGGAAAGACAAATAATTATACTTCTCACAAAATCCTTACAAGAAAATTTTAAAAATCAAATAGTTAAATATTTGAAACTCTCTGGACGCGCAGAAGAAGCAGAGGGGTTAATTAAAACATACTTCACATTTATAAGTTCTAATTCTTCAAATATGGCAAGCCAAATGGCTCAAAAAACAAATTTCGCAGAAGATTCGTTTATAGAAGAAAAATTTAGGGACATATCAAGAATAAACTTGGATGGGAAATTTTTGATCGTTGATGAAGCCCACAATCTTTTTAGAATGATAACGAATGGTTCGAAGAACGCCTTGGCTCTTTATGATGCTATAAAATCTGCAAAAAATCTTAAACTTTTGTTTTTGTCCGGTACTCCCATAGCCAATGACCCGTTTGAGCTTGTTCCATGCTTTAACATGTTATCAAATAACAAAACCCATCCTCTTTTTCCCGAGGATTATAGAGATTTTGAGAAGTTTTTCGTCGCAGAAAAAGGAATAAAAAATAAAGAAAAATTTCAAAATAGGATCATTGGGCTCGTATCTTTCGCCGAGATAAGTGAGGAGCTTAAGAAACACTTTCCAGAAAAACTCGAGATATCCATCGAGAGAGTTCCAATGGAACCAAACCAATACTTAAATTATTTACTCGCCAGAGAAAAAGAATCTGATGAGGGCAAAAAGTTTTTCGGTAAAGATCAAAGAACGGCACCCGGCACGAAACCTAAAAGTAGCGCAATATCTAGCTATAAGGTAAAATCTAGACAAATAAGCAATTTTTCCCCGCCCAAAGACAAAGTCATCACTTCTGCGTCAGATATTGAAGAAATTATTTCCCCAAAATTTGACTCAATACTAAAAAATATTACATCTTCTGAGGGCTCATCCCTCGTATATTCACAATTTATAGGTCTTGGAGGCCTTGGATCCTTTGCAGAATTTCTCAATAGGAACAAGTTTAGTGAATTCTCGTTCTCTTACTCTCAAGTGGCGATTGAAAAAAAGAGTGATAATCAAAAATATGCATTTATCACGGGGGAAGTTCCGTTCGATATGAGGACTAAAATAATAGACGAATTCAATAGAAAGGAAAATATGGGCGGTGACATTATAAAAGCGTTGTTGGTATCGTCAACTGGGGCAGAGGGATTGGATTTGAAAAATCTCCGGACAATACACATTATGGAGCCTTACTGGAATTATGGCAGAATAGATCAAATACAGGCCAGAGGAGTTAGACTTAATTCTCACGATGATCTACCGGATGATAAAAAGAATGTGAAAACATATATATATCTTGCTGTTCATCCTCTCGATTCTATACACTTAGATGATGAAACGACTGATGAAGAACTCTATCATAAGTCTGTGATAAATAAAATATTGATTGATAGTTTTCTTGACGCGGTTAAGGGGGCATCAGTTGAGTGTCAACTTTATGATATAACGAATTGTAGAGTTTGTCAACCTACTGATGAAAAACTTTTTATGGATGATTTTTATAAGGATATACAAAGAGGAGACCCCTGCGCAAAATCAGAAAAAAAAACAGTAACAGTTGACTCAATCGAGATAGAGGGTCAGAAGTTCTATTATTCACCAGATCCTAACGAATTGTATGATTATAATGTTTATGTGTACAAACCAGATCTGGATTCATATGCCAAAATGCAGGACGATGATGACCGTTTGGAATTTATTACTGGCAAAATTAAAGAGCTTGCCTGAGCCATTCCTCGTATGCCTGTCTAACATATATCAAATAAAAAATTGAATTACGGAAATCTTGATATATTAAATACATAAAGCTCTATGAACTCTTCTAAGTTTGTTTCTAAAGGGATGAGTATCATTGAGCAATGTCATGCGGAATATAATAGGTATGTAGAACTAAGACAGGGTCCGAAAGATGAATACTATGAAATCATGAAAAATCAAGATGATTGGTTTCAGGTAATTCATGAATTACTCCTAAAAAATGCTAAGAAAGGAATTTATCAAGTATTCTATAAGACAGGATTCACAGGCACGAAATTGGAAAAATTTATAAAAATTTTAGAAAACGATGAAAACTTTCGAGGCTTCAAGTTCGAAAATTTTGGAAAAAACGGAGTAGATCCGCCTGACACACTTTCTATATTTTGGAATCCCCATCGAGGATAATACTGTGACGGGGATTAAAGAGCTTGCCTGAGTTGTTCCTCGGTCGCCGTAGCATATTTATCAAGTTCTTCTGTGTTAATTTTAAAATCTGAGTTAGAGAACACACGCCTCCCTATATCTTTACACCAATATAGATCTTCCATTGATTTTTTTTGAGCCTCGTGATTGATTTTTAGGAAAGGTATTGTTAAATTCATGTACCATGGTTGCGAAGCAATTAAGTCAGTAATTTTCTGGTGCATTTCTTTTTTTTCTTTTTTAGCTTCTTCTGAAATTTTTTCTTGCGGTTCTCGAGATTCTTGATGTTCTTCCAATCGGTTCAAGCATTCTTGCATTTTATCCAGATCCTGTATCCTTTTCTTTTTATCAAGTTCCCATTGTAGTTCAACAACAGTGAAAGGCACAAAAGTCTTCATCGGTGTTTATGTATAATTATACACTAGTCAATCTTCGAATATATGTTTTGATCGCACGTTTGTTTGGGAAGATGTTTTTTGATATCTGGATGTATTTTCCCGCCACGGTTGTTATGATGAAGCTTCGTGTAATACTCGATTCTTTTACAATGTTCGGGTCTTTGTTCCCACTCCTGTTCCTTTCTGGCCAGAAGTTCTCTAATGTCATCTTCATGTTTTGAAAACCAATCGTTTATTCTCTTTTTTTCCGACAGAGATTTCGTTGTAAATCCAGTTGGATATTCCATCGCGATTCCGCTTGTGTTTATGTATAATTATAAACAAATTTCGAACGCGCAATTTCATCTAATTTATTATCGAGTTCAGCGTTTTGATTCCACCAGCCTTCATTTGCTTTGGCGAGATATTCTGTGTCATCATCGTCTATAAATTTTTTGAATCGTGCCGTTGTGATATGTTGATTTATCATAGGTCTAAGCGGGTTATTTCTTCCATACATTTTGCACTCGGCTTTTTGGTTGTAGTCTTTCTTAAATTTACTAATATCAAAATCCATGGACTGCGCGTTTTCTGATTTGGATTGCACCGCACAAGTCTTTTCTTCATCACTCGGGATAGGCGATTTTTCATCGATGTCTTCCATCAATAAAGAAGAGAGTATTTTCCCAGATTTCTTTTCAAGTTTCTTTTTGGATTTCTTGGACTTCTTTTTCAGAGGCTCGGATGAATCGGTTTTTATTCTGTGCAAAGTAGATGAAATTATGAGGAATTGAGTTATAAGTGATATCATCAAAAATCCCTTTGATATATCCTTCGATAACATCAGTATTATTAATATAACAACAAATGTAAATATTAAAAATAAGTGTTGCTCCGTCATTTTCATTGACCTATATTAGAAAAAATAAAATTTATCTTCTTTAATTCAAGAAATTATTTTTTTTGAGTTTCTTTTATTGGAGTGTTAGAGAACGCTCCTGATACAAGAGCGAGTATGACAATCAAAAACTGCGATTATTAGGAAAATATGCTCTTCCGCAGTATTCATGAAGTTTATGCTGTTGAGGTATATTTTGCATTGATAGACGCAAAATTCAATTTTTTGTTTCTCCCTCATCTTCTTTAATAGACCCACCCAGAGCATCGAAACTTGCACTGGCCCTATCGAATAGAGCCTTAACTTTGGGGTCCTTTATCCTTCCTTGCGCCATTTTTCTGTAACACATGATAATCTTGCGGAATTGGCGTACAGTGTCAGGATCAGTTTTCGCATCCTTTGAGACATCGATCACGAAATTTTCTATCATGATAGATGGATTTTGTGTTGATATAAAATCTCTATAGTAAGAATTGAAATTCTCTTTTAAAAGTCCAACAGAATCTTCAATCTTTTTGAATGCTCTGTCGCATCTTGGTATTTGTTTTTTTATTTGCTTCAAACTGTTCAATACGACGTTAACAAATTCATCTACATCAATGTCAGGACTTGTCAGATATTGATATATATCATGGGTTCTTTTATATAGTAAATATAGCCACATAATTAGATATGTTTTTACATCTTTTGGAATGGAAGTATCGATGAATATTTCTTTTAGATTCCATTCGCAAAATGATAGAGGTTTGTATTCGTTTCCAGCCATATTTTCAATAAAAGAATATCTTTTTTCTTCGAGTTTGGATTTATCACGGGCCAGATTTCGACAAGTGAGGATTAAATTCCTAAGAAATTCAAGTTTTTTCATTTTTGAATACATTTCCTTAAATATATCCTTTTCTTGCTCCGTGGCGGAATCAGGCGTTGGGTATTTCTCCAAATTATCTACCATGTCTGTTGCTATGATCTCATTCGAATCTTGTACAAATTTCTCCAAGGCCTGGACTCGTTGTTTATATTTCGTCGTTTTTGAGAAAAATGGATGAGTCGTCAATTTTTCCACGATCTGTATGGTGCTAACAGCGGTGTTTTTTATATCTATAAATTTTTTATACGCGATTGGTATATTAATATTCCCATCGCCCAACATCCCGTTAAACATTTTCATCATGCCTTTGTCCTTTATAGTTTTTTCCGCAACTCTCGCGGTTGATTTTCCCATTTCTAAATTTTGCAAGATGTTTTCGAACACCGTTCGAGGAAGTGTTAATATATAATATTCTCTTATTTTCTAATACAAAAAAATAATACTTAAATCCGCCACTTAATACAATTTTTATTTACATGCTATTAAATATGATAGATATGTCTTAACGAGGTCCTTTATTATTTCGGAAATAATTTTCTTTTCTATCTCGCTTCTTGTATCCCAAGAAGCTCGTATAGTGCTCATAACAGCCTCGATGGATCTTCTATCACCGGACTTTCCATAATGCTCAGAAAAATCTTCGTATTCGAGGAACTGCACAACATTCTCAATTATTTTTTCCTTATATTCGAAGAAATATGGCCCAATCATTTCTATAAGCATAAGAGGATTTGCACTTATTCCCATCGAAACCTGCCTCTTAAGTTGGTCGATGATTATATTTGTTTTGTTTATTGATATAAGTATGTTGATAAGCTTCATAGTATTTTTGTTGAAACCAAGTATCGCTTCTCCTTTTTCGTTTGCCATTATTGATTTTTCACCTTTCTCTGAGGACTTTGTAGTAGAAAAGTAATAAAGAGGAAAGTATTTCGAGTTATACATAGTGTCTCATTCTTCCTCTAATTGGTTTTATTTTACGTATTTTTAGACTCGCACAAGATTTACATTTCCCAATCATCTCCAGAGTCGACGTTGTCTTTATGTTCATTTGAGGTGTCCTTAATTTTTTTATTATGGGCTCTTAGTATTTCACGCAAGGCTTGTAAGTCTTTATTAAAAGCTTGTTGTACTTTATCTTGTTGTACTTTATATTGTTGTGTTTTATCCTTGTCCTGCTTATTATTGAGGGCTTGTTCTTCAATAAATTTAGTTTTTCGTGTTATACATTCGTCTGAGCTTAATGGATCATTAAATACGAGAGGTGTATCATTAAATACGAGAGGTGTATCATTAAAAGAATACGCTTCGTTGACGAGATATTTTTTTAAATCTTCTCCTGCTTCTTGTCCAGCATCTTCCGACGGTTGTTCTGATTTTGTTGGTTTTATTTTGCGAACAAGCGGGGGCTCTTCAATTTCGTGAGTTTTTGGGGGTTCGATAACTGGAAGTCCTTCGCTTGGGTTTAGAAATTTTCCCAATATGTGAGCCTGCATAGCATCCTCTGGCGAGTCTGTATTCATAATTCTTATATTATTTGCGCTCTTTGCCTGATTAGTCGCGCTATTTGGGGGGCACCCTTTTGTTGGGTTTATTGGGGTTATTCTGGGAATAATTATGGTATTTCCTCCGCCAGCATCGTTTGGATCACCGGTCCCAAATCGACTGATTGTATGCTTTTGATACTTATCTAACATATCATCATATTTCCTCTGCTCTATTCGTCCTTCATCGAGGAATTTCTCATTAATTTCATTAGCTTGTTGTTCTTCGGGTTTTATCGACCGAGATGTAATATTTTCTACACTATCTTGAAATCCACATCTTGATGCCAAATCATTTGAGTTGTTGGTATTTTGTCGCGTATAAATTTTTGCGGTCATCTGCCCAATAGATTTTACATTTTGCAATATCTGATTTTTAGCATCCGCGAAGAAAGGATCATCAAACGGTTGATTCTGGACGATCTCTAAAAGTTTTGCTCCTTGTTCAAACTTTAGTTTTATAGAATTGAGATCAATTGCTGTTGTTGAGGGAAACATTTTGGTGTTATATATTTTCACACATATCAAATATCTAAATATCAATATGCATTATCATCTGGGTCTAAAAACTTCCCCAATAACTGAGCCTGCATGGCATCCTCTGGCGATCCTGTTTTCGTAACCCTTATATTATTTGCATGTGTCATTTTCTTTTTTTTATCTTGTTTTCCTGTGGGTTTTCCGGGCATCTTTTTAATCGGCTGCTTTTGGGGGGCACCAAATCTCTTTTCGTGCGCTGCAGTTCTAGCGGCAGTCACTGCCGTTGCCCTCGCTACGATATCGTCATCGTTGTTATGTTCATCTCTGTCGTCTATGTCCTTCTGTTCCATTGACATAGTTTTTCCACACATCTCAAGCCACTGATCCTCAGGTGAACAACCAAATCCCATACCACCACTCTTTGATTTCTTCAGGCGGCATTTATTTTTTATTACATTTATTATCTTTTTATGGCCGGAAATGACCATGTTATTAAACGAAATGGATGGAAAACTTTTTATCCCGTTTTTTTTGAGGCTAGATATCGCAGTTTTTGTCAAATCTCCCTTGCCAAATGCCGAAATATTAATCGTTATTCCACATTGATTAATTATTCCGATATTTCTATTAAAATAATCCAATACGGCCATCGACGGTTCACAACCATCTGTCATCACGATTAGATCTATTCTTTCCATTGCCTTTACCTTTAATAAAATTGAAAGCGGTCTATTCGATATATTCTATTAGAAATATATTTATAAAAAGATATATTTGAGTCATCTTTCTACATTTTCTTCGATTAAAGAGAGCAAGAATATGGCATCATCACTACATAAGTCCTCACTTAAAGTTCTAAAAGTCGATAAAATCTCGTTCAGCACTATACCGATAACCATAAAAAATGATCTCCACTTCCTGCCACAAAATATAAGCCTTACCATATCTAACACGAATGTTTCAATAGCCAATGCTGTCAGGAGGACCGTGATTGATGAAACGACTACGAAAAGGTTATATTTTGATATAAGTGATCTCAAAACTGATGATGTTTTCATTATAAGTCATTTTATACAAGAGAGGACGCGATGTCTACCAATATCGCAAAAAATACCAGTGGGAACTACTTTCAAAATGATAACAAGAAATAGTTCGGCCGAATCAAAACACATATATTCTAGTCAAATCTCCGGAGAAACAACCGAGAAATTATGTAATGATCAGTTTATCATTTTAGCACTAAACCCCGGTAAATATATTGAAATTAAAAATATTAGGGTTGTAGAAGAATACGGATATGTAAATGGCACACATAATGCGTCATATAATTGTTCGCTAAATCCTTTGGACATCGATATGGAAGCTGAACAAAGTACAAATTCCAACCCAACAAAATTTGCGATTTCTATTGATACAAATGGTAATATGGGATCCAAACAATTTATGAAGAAATGTTTCTCGGAGTTGAAGGATCGATTTCTAAAGATAAATATAGATTCTCTCGAATCATCTGGAAATAAGCATATATTAAAAATATACGGCGAATCACATTCTGTGGGAAATATACTTTGTTATGGTATGATAAATTTATATCCGGAGATAGAGTTCATCGCACCAAGTTTCCCAGGAAATTCTCACAACGTATTTATTAATATCATACACCGCGACGCTCAAGAACTAAAAGAATTATTAAGAGAGATAATAAAAAATGCGATCGAGAATTTCTCCGTTCTCTCGGACGCTTGTGACAAAAAATAAAATTCACACTTCCTCTTGCTTCAATTGCCACTCGGGAGTAAGTGGAATTACTCCTCAAAATCCATCTCCACCAAATCGCCAAATTTCCACTCAGTGCGGATTCCTTCCTCGACGACTATTTCTAATTTTTTAAGTTCATCAAGCCACACATTTGCACCGAGGAAATTCTCCTTCGCATCGTTTATTGCCCTCAATTCTTCTTCGAGAGCCTTGAGCTTTTTTTCTCGTAACACAGAAGCCTTTACAAACATATCTCGCGTTGTAATATCAAGTAGATAATTGAAAGTACAATTTTTTGATTTCATAGCCCTTGTCATTAATTCTTCCGCCGGTAAAAATCCTGGTGATTCCACCACCGACTTATTAAATTTTTTATATTTTTCTGAAACTAACAATTTTTCTGCTTCATCATCATCCATTTCTGGAAGTTTTAATCTTTTATAATTGGATACAAATCTGACGATATTTCCATAATAAGCAATCCTCATTTTCAGTATTTCTACCTCTCTTTTTATCCTTTTTGCATATTGAGACTTTCTTTCTTCGAACCAACAAAGGAGTATTTCTTCATAGGTTTTGAATTCCATCACAGAACCATTTTTGCCCATCATATTGAGAAAATCATGAAATATTGAATATAAGCCCAAATATTCCTCAAACGAGTCAAAACATACATTGCCAAACTTTTTCTTTATTTCTGCAATTCCTCCTGGAACAAATTGTATTTCTATGTTTACATCCGTTGAACTACTGTTGTCCTTTACTGAATTTATGTAGGATTTTTTCTCGAGTCCCTCGACGAACTTATCCGTCCATACAAACATCGGAAGTTCTGTTATTACAACTTTTCCGCTTGGAGTGTGATGGTAGTAATCACCCACGCAGTATAACCGTTTTCCAACTTTTCTGAACTCCCCTTTAAAACCTCTGGTTGATATTGGCATTTCCTTCAATGTGGTGTCATTTATAAGAGCACGTATATTGAAAACAACAGAGTCGAAATCTCTGGCGAATATATCAGATTTCCAACCTGTTGCAGGAACTGAATATGATTCGAGTATGGCCATTGGCACAATCGGAACATAATATCTTGGTTCACATTGGATACCATCTTCGTATACATACTCAAGTGTTGGGTCATCAGACGGTGGGAAAATAGCGTTCGCAATATTTTTGTTAAATCTTGTGCAAATATATCTTGGGCTACCATGATCTCCGCCACCTTTGGATCTGGACCCGAATTGTCCTCCGGCTTGTAATAATGGAAAATATCTTGCCCCAACAAAATCTTGAGCCATTTTAACAATAGTTTTATTGAGAGAGTCTCCTCCATGATGATAGCCCATTTGTTTTGCTATGGACCCACCTATTTGGTATACTTTTGCTTCTTCATTTGATTTTTTGTTGAAGGCTCTTGCCCCGCAAAAGATCTTTCTTCTCGCTTGGTTAAATCCATCAATTCCTGGCAGTTTTCTGCCTAAATTATCTAATTGGTAGCTTTTTGTTTCTATTTCTAATTGGCTTGAACAAGAAATTCGCAATGTATCTTTTACTATTTCTTCCTCTTTATTAGATAAATAGATGACTGGAGTCCTAAGCGCAACTTTTCTGTCATCAGTTTTTCCACTAAAATATATTTTGAACAATTCTCGGCATGCTTCTCCGCCATAATAAGTATAAACTATTTTATCAAAGTTTTTAAACATATGTGCAGCCATTTTTGGATCATGACCGGCAAGTCCTTTATAAAATTTTAAGGTAAAATTTGACGCTGAGGGGTCGGAGAGCCTCCACTTTTCACAATCGGATTCAAGATAAAACTCTTTTATTTTTCCTCCTTTTTTCTTCGGAAATGCTCGTATGACTGGTGTTGCGAGTCTTTTAACAAAACCATGTTTATGTATAAGATTTGGCCAAAATAAGTCAAAGAAGTTCGCCAACAGTCCGAAAATATTACCTATTCCATCAAGATCTTGGTCGGTCGCAGCGATTACACATCCATAATTTAAAGTTTTCAGACTTTCTTTCGTTTCATATTTTTCATTAAAATCTAGCCCCAATACTTGGACTAACCCTTGCAATACAACATTCTTTTTCAATTTTTCGCTTTGTACGAAATATTGTTTACCATCATGAATTATCTCTTTTGTTTGCTTTCTTGCATTCATAATTACACCTTGAAGGTTGTAGATTCCATAATAATCAAAATTTAGTGCAGTCTGAGGAGCCGTTATACCTATCCGCACGGTCGTTTCCGCAGAATCTCCTTCTGGTAAGAATAGACTGCATTTCCTTCCGTTGATTTTTCCACATTTGTTTGCCTTCCTATATTTTTCGAGCGCGGTTTTTTTCTTTTTTGTTGTTTCTTTTCCAACCTGCGCGACGAGAATGCTCGATTTTATTGTTTCTCTCAATGCTTTGTAAACATTGTCGATAAATGCTTTCGGAAATGAACTACATCCTTTAAACTTTGCGAGAGGTACTGATAGTTCATCCTTCCTTTGTCCTGTCCATTTTGCACCGGGAATTGTCCCCATTATGAACAAGAATATATTGTCTTGGATGTAATGCTGTTGGAATTTTAATCCTGAATTTTTGGTAAATAATTTTGAAACTTTATCTCTCAGCTCAGTCGATAAAAGCTTGCTAAAATATGATATGTGGGTGCCATTACTCACTTGAACTCCATTTATTATGCTAAAATGCTCAAACGAACCGGGCCTTATGCCGGCCACAATTTGAAAGGAATCAGTCCCGTTTGATAATGTCGTTTTAACCAATGAGTCAAACCCATCGAATAAACTCGCGTAATCATGCAAAGAATTGACACATATTTTATTATCATTAAAATAGACATTTACTTTCGGGCCTACATATGAAGAGACTTGATATGCTCTGGTTTTTACCGCTGATTTTAACATTTCTCTATAATCTTCGAAATTACCTGTGAATCCTAATTCGCCATAGCACGGAGTAAAAGAAATTTTCGTATAACTTTTTCCTTTGCATTTAGATATTATCGGAATTCCTATGTTCTCCAACCTGTCTGAAAATATTTGTACATATTTTAGTTGTCTTTCCGAGTCAACAGTTTCGATTATAAATTTTTTAGAATATGCGTTGACTAACTTCATCCCTAAGCCATTTGTCCCACCTTTTCTATTGTTTTCATTCAATCTGAGATTGGTCCCACTAAAGAATCTTGATGCCAACATTTCTGGAATATATATTCCAAGTTTTTCATGTTTTACAATTTCAAACCCGGGACCGTCATTCCAGACCCCAATTTCGCCATCATCGCTAAATGAAATTTTTATGGATTTAACTGGATTGTCTGTTCCGCTGTATTGAAACCAATGATCAGCGGAATTTACCACAATTTCGTCCATGCATTTATACCACGCTGGAGAATATTTAGATGCGCATTTCTTTATTGACTGGCTATTTGGGTCTAAGGTCCATTCAGAAGTTTCAATCATCTCAGATGATCCCAACCACACTTCTTTTGCTTTCGCGTGTTCTAAGTTGGTAAATATGGGGTATTTTTCCTCAATCAATATTTGCTCTTTTGTGGGGTCATCGTTGAGTTTTTTTGACATTTGATCCGGATATTGGTTGATATTATTACATCCTTCATTTATTCAATTTTAAAAAAATAGAATATTTCTTTTGGGGTTCTTTATTCTGTCAGAAAAGATCTAATCACTATCACTGTCACTATCACTGTCGTCTCCTTTTTCGAAGGATACTTTGGATTTTCCAATATTAGTTTTTTGTTTCTTTTCTATAATTTTAACTAGTTTCTTAGCTCTAGACTTCTTTTTATCATCCGTTTTTTCACCAGATTTGTTCCCATGCCCCTCTTTGGTGCTCGAAAAGCTTGGGGTCCCGAATATGACAAAATAAATAACCATTAGTATTATCACCACCAAGACTCCAATGATGATAGGGGATGAAAATATGTTCTCATATATGCTGGATGCTTCTCCTAATGTGGCATCAGATTTTTCTACAATGGGAGTTTCCATTTCAGCTCAGATATATATTAAAAAAGATAGATCATAATTTGAATATATATTTTTTTGAAGTTCGTTGGGTGAAAGAATTTTTTTTACATACCTTTCATCGATTTTGCCAGCTTGTCGTCAGACATGTTTTCGACAGTTCCGGCTAATTTTCGGTGACCAAAAGCATTTGCTTCCATTTTTGCGTCGTCAGTCCACCGACCCGGCCCGACCCAGCTAGAGCAAGTTCCGCTGACTTGTATCGGGTTGTCGCCGGGTGGTGCGACGTAATTTTGTATATATCCATATGGGTCAGTTGGTCCCATGCGTTTCCCTTCCATATTATCTCTTTCTTGGTTTCTCATCAAAGGCATCGTTGGTCCAGAGAATCCTTCGTTACCTAAAACACCGCTCATAATAACGATAAGAACAATGGCAATAATTAGCAGGAGAACTACAATTGTTGCTACATAGGGACTTCTGCCGAGATATCCGCTTATACCGAGGGGAACTGCTAGGTAAAAAGGCTCGTTTCCACTTAGGCCAGTTTCCATGTTTAAAATTTCTGTATATAAATCAGAATAAAAAAATAAAATAAATTAAAAATTGAATGAACAATATAATAGATATCAATTTCTGAATTATTATGGATACCTTGTTTTCTGTGTATCGTAATATCTACGAGCTCCTGCGGTTCAGAAATTATCAAATAAGGTCTCCACAACAAGAAAAGGATGAATTTATCGAGTATGTCAACAAAAATGAATATATAATTATTGAGAGCATCCAAACTTCTGGAATAAGAAAAGATAAGCTCGCAAAAACAATATTATTTAAGCAAAATTGTAAGTTTTTAAGCTCGTCTGGTGAATTTAAAAAAATTATTCGACATATCAACAAAGATGAACCCGAATCTTTACTTCTTATCAGGGAACCGATTCCAGAAAAACCGTTCGGCCACAAAGCAAATCCTTGGTCTAATTTCTTCATCAAGCATCTGAGCGAAAAAATGTTCGTTGAGAGCTTTGATTACAGAAAATTTATAATCAATATGCCACTGCACATCTGTTGGGTTCCACAAGAAATAATGGATGACACAGAAATAAAACAATTCCTCGAGGAAAATAGGAAGAATGTTACGGCTCTGCATGGTATATGTAGAGATGACACTTCTGTCATATGGCTCGGAGCTCGGCCTGGCGATATAATTAAAGTTAGGAGGCCATCCGAATCTAGTGGCGAAGCTATTGTATATAGACAAGTAAAAAAAACTTACGCATTTGCTTAATTAGCGAGTATAAGCTCATACAATTCTTGTAACTGAGATTCTTTTTCTGTGGTGGTCCACTTAAGAAGCACTTTCTCTGGATATTCTGATTTTTTTGCGATCGCGACAATTTTGGCGGCACTCTGTAAAAGTTCTATCCAATCATCGAGGTATGTTTCATCTTTTTCAACTCTACAAATATTGATATGTAATAATTTCCATGGCAAAAATGCTTCGAGTTTTACATTTATATCCTCGCAAAATGTTGTGATGAATTTTTTTTTGTCATGAAGGGTTTCACCTTCCCCGATAACTACATATACATCTTCCGTTTCTAATCTATTTAAAAATTCGTCAAAAACTTCTTCAGGTTTATTTCCGAGATCAATAATTTCATCAATATCCCGTTTTGGTGAATAAAATCCGAATAGACCTTTGTCATAGATTTTATTAAGTTTGGATTTTTCAAGTTTTGATGGAACATGGAATAGAGTATCATATTCTAATTTATTATCATATTCTGCGAGAGAACATTTTCTAAATACACCTTCAGCAAAGATGCCAAAATTGCTAGGTTTTATCGTGTATAAACCAGATTTTATTTGTGGCATATATATAGCTGGAGGACTTTTTCCTGGCATCCTGGTTAATGGGCACTTTATCTCAAACAATGCAATTTTCGCCATATTACACTCTCGAATATCAGACCCAAGTTGCACGGAATAATTGTCACAAACAATCCCCAAGCCATCGGGTGAATATTTATGATGTGGTACGCCATCTATGCTTTTACAGTCATGTATTTTTGTATTAAAATGCTTTTCCAGAAAATGTGTCATAACTTTCTCGAATAAATTTCCCCATCTTGTCGCGACGTTTCCAGTAAAATCACTACCAATAGTTTTTTCGAGGAGAAATTGGTATAGGGTTTTACGAAAATTCAGCCCCATAAAAGAAGCCATCTCACTACCACCAACTATAAATATTGATGATTGTCTTGAATCTCTCAATTTCCTTTCAGCTTTCCATGCAGGGGTTCCTTGAGTTTCTCCAGTCTCTGTGACCCTAATGTATTCTCTCAATAACCTATCAAGCTCGGCGATCTTCTTTTTCCCCATTGTCGCAGAGAACAATAAAATTGATTTTAGATATTATGGTAGTTATATCGTATAACGTATTCCTCATGATTCATATCTTCAATTTTATATAATTTACATAATTTATGGTCATTAAAAAATCGTCCGGAATAGCGTGTTGTAGGCTGAACTCTGAAAATAAACCAGAAATATTGTTGATAAAAAAGAGGAATTCGTATGATTTTATGGGGATCGTACTTGGCCATTATAGGAATGATACTGCAGAAATTACTAAAATGTTGAACAATATTACGTTAGAAGAAAAGCTGGAGATATTGTCATTAGATTTTCCCAGATTATGGTATAAAGCCTTTCTCCAGCAACCAAAAAATATAGAACATTATCATAGGTTAAAATCTAAATTTGATAGAACTTTTGTTGTTGATGGGGGAAAGCGTTTGCGATCTTTGATAAACTGTTCAACAACAAAAAATCATATCTGGGAAATACCCAAGGGTCGGCCTAATGGTATGGAAGGTGATCTTGATTGTGCCGTTAGAGAATTCGAAGAAGAAACGGGAATTAAAAAAAAACATTACGCATTTATTCCAAATTTTAAAAGAAACTATAGTTTTAAATCTGGTGCGAACACTTATGTGTATACGTATTTTCTCGGAGAGTTTACTTCTAAAAAAATCCCGAAGCTTGATTTACGTAATTTCGAACAAATATTCGAAATTTCTGATATGAAATGGATGACGTTAGAAAAAATAGCTATTATCGATGATGATGGGTTTAGGCTCAGACTGATTGTATCTCCCATATTTAATTACTTCAGAAAATATATGCAAAGCAGACCTTAAACATTTTCCTTGACTAAAAGAGAACACAATATATTATGCATAGTAAAACTAAATTGTCTCGATTTTTCTTCTTCTGTGATATTCCGAATATCAATATCGATGCTATCTATACTACCAAATCTTGAGAGCATTGTGTTATCAGTCATAGGATTGAAGTGTAGATTTTGGCTTGTATAATTTCTCACGTCTTTGGAATCAGAGAATAGGGCTTGATCGTGATAAAAACTACATTCATCTCCTTTTTGACAACCTCTTAAGTTGTGTCGACATGTCACAATTCTTGTTGGTTGTTTCGTTACAGGAGCATATATTACTCCTATGGAACCATAAAACAATGTATCGCCAATATAAATTCCAAAAATTTCATTTTTTGTCACATAATGCAATTGACCGCCCATCGCAACATCCTTCAAATTCGATACGGTTTTTGCCTTGAGATATAATTTTTTGGTGACATATATTTTTTGAAATCCTGGAGAAACTATAGTTTTTCGGGGTTCTTCTTTGTGTTGTGGTTTGGGTATAATACCGGGTGGAAGAACGCCTCTTTTTTCCCAATCGCTTACTACGCGAATTGCGTCAGACCAAAGTTGCGATACATTATCTCCACGGGCAGACTTTTGTTTAATGTTGTCCGGAGATATTTGCAGGTCTTGCAATAATTGTTTTTGTTTTTGATGTACATGATAAATTTTATCATATACCGTTTTTATTTCCTCTATTTGTCCATCCAATTTCGACCCACAAGAAATAGTATTTTCCTTGTATACCGAATATTTTTCAGCAAGTTTTGTTTTGAGTAATTTTATAGAATCGTTATATTCCGCGTCGAGTTTTGTTTTTATAATTTCAAGATCTCTAAGTTCAGATTTCTTTATTTCCGACAATTTAGAAATTATTTTTTCCATTTTTTTGAGAAGAGTTTCGCGTTTAGAAAAATATGATATATTTATCGTTCCATTGAGGGAATCATCAGAATATATCTTTTCGTCAATTTGTTTTATTTCCGAGAGCAGGGACTTCCTCTCTCTTTCGACAATTTGATGGTTTGACATTAAGATAGCAAGGTATATTTTGGATTATTAAATTGTTTGATATAAATCAAATATCGATTTCAATTTTTTATTGAAATGATTATATAAATATAGATAGCACAAGTATGGCTTATATAGAGAATTTAAAAAATATCAACGAAGATATAATTCACAGGAAAGAATTTTTCTCGTTGAGGGCAGGTCCGAATGAAAATTTCAAAATTAACAAATTGGGGAATATAGAACAGACACTTGGTAAAATAGGGCTCACAATTTATGGCCACCAATTGTTCGTCAAAAACTTCATAAACCCAAACACCCCATATTCCAGATTACTTCTTAAATGGGGCACTGGTACTGGAAAAACTATGGGAGCTCTAGCAATCGCATCAGAATTTATAAAAATGTTTAGAGTAATACACGAGCGGGAAGAAACGTCACCGACTGTATTCATAATCGGATTTACTGGGGAAAATATAAAACAAGAATTATTAAGATTTCCAGAATTAGGATTCATAACAAAAGATGAAATACATGAACTTGAAAGACTTGAAAATTTAGCGAGGAGTGGATTTGTTATGGATGTAAGATATTATAAAGATTTTCATGCGAAGATGCGCAGAAGATTGACAAATAAAGAAAGTGGTGGATTTTACAAATTTTACGGCTATCAGGAGTTCATAAATAGGGTGTTTACCATATCTGGCGAAGGGGTAGATATTAATGATCTTTATGATCATTTAGCCATACAAAATAATGAGGACCCATTTAAAAAAGCAGTAAAACGCGGCGATCTAACGATAAACAAAATCTTGTTAAAATCTATGAAAAACTGTCTAATTATCTGTGATGAGATCCATCACGCCTATAATGCGAGTGAAAAAAATAATTACGGTGTTGCCATACAGTACATATTAGACAAAGTTGAAGGTATAAAAGCAGTATTTTTATCGGCAACTCCAATAAATACAAGCCCAACTGAAGTAATTGACATAATGAATCTTCTATGTTCATGTAATGTAAAAAAATCAGACCTATTCACCGGAAAGACATTAAAGTCGGGTGCTAAAAAAGTTATGGAGGAAATATTTACCGGAAGAATATCATTCCTTCAAGACAGTGACGCAAGGTTCTATCCCAGGCAAAACATATTGGGAAAATCTATACCTGACATTCCATATCTCAAATTTGTAAGGTGTCCGTTCACAGATATTCAGCACAAGACCTTAATAAAAGATGCAGGATCAGAGGTTACGATCCATGATAAGACCACCTTGTATGATATGGTTTTGCCCAGTCCAACTGCTAAAGGGGTTGGTATATATAAAAAGCAGGATATACGGAGTCAATTGTCAGGAGCGACTGATTCTTGGCTACAACAACACGGCATAAATATTGTACTAAATTCAGGAGGATATTATTTATCTGGACAAATATTGGAGAAAAAGAATATTAAAAAATATTCCAGTAAGTTCTATGAATTATTGGAACTCGCCAGTACCGCGAAAGGAAAAATAATGGTCTATCATGACGATGTTAGAGCTTCTGGAGTATTGACCATAAAAGAATTATTTTTACGTAATCATTACATTGACGAGGCATCGAGCCCCACAAATGATACATATTGTTCTATATGCAATATAGAGATGGGAAAACACGCGGGAAAAAAACATCCTTATTATCCGGCCAGAATAATGCTTATAACTGGAGATATGGGCAAAGCTACAATAAGAGAACTAAAAAATAAATATAATTCCCCGCAAAATGCGGATGGTAAACATGTAAAAGTATTAATCGCTTCTCAGATCATGAGGGAAGGGCATGACCTAAAATGTGTAAATAATTTGTTCATTTTAACTCTACCGATAAACATACCATTACTCCTTCAGGTAATTGGCAGAACTGTACGCAAAAATTCTCACAGGGACTTACCGCAAGACAGAAGGTATGTCGATGTTTTTATACTCACAAGTTCAATGCCGATCCCCAACAGAAATAATGTACTTTCGCCAGAGGAACAGAATTATAAGGATAAACTTGATGATTATAAAACCATACAACAGATTGAGAAAATAATGAACGAGAACGCGGTCGATGCCTTCATACATAAAGAAACAAATTTCCCGTCATCAAAGGAAGTGATAAAAGAGCCGGCCCTTGGGAATTTGTATTTCGAACCCAACATACCTAAAGAACTGACGAAACGAGCGGAAAAGTTTGAATTAAAAGATTTAAACGTACTAACATTTAACGTCTATGGTTATTCACAGAGTGAGGTAGACATGCTCATTCAAGTCATAAAACAATTATTTTATTTAGAATCTATCTGGACATATAAAGATCTATGGGAGTCCGCAAGATCACCGCCATTCGGATTAGAAATGAATCCAAAGCTTTTTTCTGAAAACAATTTTATGTTCGCTTTGCATAAACTTACAACAATTGACGATGAATCGGTGGTGAGGGACGAAGTAGTCGATAAATTGAAATTATTTGATAGTACGACTAAATTCATACCAAAAGGTAACACATTTTATCGCATCAGACAGGTCGGTGCATATTTTGTTTTGGTCCCCTTTCTTTCAAGACCAATAATAGATTACGAATCATATCTAAGAGAACCACAGGCAAATAATCAATCAAGGGTAAGTGTGGAAAAATATTTGAATAACACTAAACTTGATAAGTTTCGGAAACTTTTAGACGAATATTTGAAAAATCTACCAGAAAAGAATTTGTTTTCTAATCTGCATAAGGTATTTTCGATAAAAAACGCAGAGTTTTATTATCTCGCTGCAAAAGAACATATCGATGGAAATTATCTATCAGAGGATCTTGTCGAAATTTTTAGTAATCTCGGCATATTTTTGTATTATGACCAAATTTCTACTTCTGGAATAAAAGTAAGAAAAACAAACAGGCCTGTTGGATATGCGAAATTGACAACTGATGAAATAAAGTCGTCGGATGGATGGGTTTCTATGCCTAAAGCGCAAAAATCTAGTTCGTGGGTAGAAAATAACATTATTGGTTACTTTGACGAAACATTACAATTTAAGCTTAGAAAACCATCACATAAAGGTATAAAAGATGGCAGATTGCAAGAGAAAGGAATTGTTTGCGAAACACAGTCAAAGGGACAGCTGATCAAATATTCGAGAAGATTGAAAATAGATCCCCACAATAGAATAAAAAAAATATGTAATCAGTTGATGAATGAGTTATTACAACAGGAGATGCATTCAAGATCTGGAAAAAGATCTCAAAAAATAAAGTGGGTGTATATGTTTAACGAGTACCCGCCTATTTAAATATCAAAAATTGAATTTTGAAATTGAAAACATATCAAGTATATCATATATCCCGCTCAAATTTGAGCAACGTGTAATGATCATAACCAAAGTCTACGAAACTACGATAACGGTTGAAAATCCTATACTTTTCTCGTCTAGGTATACAAATATCATCGCATATATAAAGAATGAATTCGAGGGAAAATGTTTCAAATCCTCACTAATTTTATCTATAAGAGAAATTATTAAATGCTCTGATTGTGTAATTTCTCAAAATGATATGTTCGCCCGAGGAAGTGTCGATGTATGTTTTAAGGCATCTGCCTTAATATATTCACCTGGAGAAATTATACATAATTGTAAGATCGTGAAAAAGGAATCAGGAATGATTTTCGCGATAAACGAAAATTGCAATATTTATATTCTCCAATTATCCGCGCATAAACTCGCCCAAAGCTATAAACTCGGGCAATATATAAGTATCATCGTTAAAGGTTCTCTTTATTCCACATTTAAATCGGAGATTTCCATAAACGGTGATCCATTCCTGCACTCTTCATTCGATGTGGAAAGGGTGTTTTCATGTTCAGGTACGCCTGATAAGAGCGTGATAACATTAATTATAAAAAACATAGAAAAAGAAAATATCAAATTATCCAAAATAAGTGACAAAAAAAGGCTTTCTCAAATTTCTGATGTCGTTGAATCGTATTCCAAGATACCGAAAAATAGGAGTGAGGATATAACTCGACTCATTAAGTCGAACGCTAAATATTTGCGAGTTTATACTAATGGTGGATATGAAATATTAAAAACAGCAGTCGGTGAAACACTGCTTCAAACCGCTACATTTGTATATTCTCTTATTCTTATGGAAATACTGCGGAAAAAACAAACTATATGCGAATTATGTGAGATATATTCATCAGAAGAGAAATTTGATAATCATAGCAATGTGTGGCTATCAATAACCAAATCTAAATTATAACAAAACTTAATCAATAAATAATTATTATTTTTTTACAATTAAATATTGGTCACGTAATTTCGTAATAATCCCATTTTCTTGCGTCGCAAGATGGCGGACCCAATCATAAAATCTGTACTAAAAGATGATCCAGAAGAAGATATTGATGACATGAAAATATTTATATGTCACAATGCTGTTTGCCTCGATAAACCTACAAGGCTCGATATACTTGGAGTATTAATGAGAGATGGTTATTCCAACGAATTAAAAGAATCAGCTGACGGAACAAGAATAATATTAGACAATACAAATAATTCGACAATTAAAGAAATATATAATATTATAAAATATAAGAAAAATGGATGACTCATCTTTATACGCAGAGACAGATTTACCGAGTTATTATGAATTCGGGGCCTCTGGATCATTCGACGACGAATATTCTCCAAGCGACGAAGAAACTTCCGTAAATGAAATAGGATACGTTGGCGGGGGTCATTCAAATAAGGCGGTCGACAGGTTAATCCTTGGGATGTTTGGGAAAGATATAAAACCCCTAATGGAAAATGAAGATAAAATATTTGTTATCGGTGAAGGTGAACATCCATTAATAATTTCCCACAAAGAAGGCAAAGTCATCGAATCAGATATAATTAAAAGTGCGAAACAAAAGTCAAAGCATGATTTTCTTCTGAGTGAAGTATATACGAAAACTGGAAAGCCAAGTGCGAGAACGGGAAAGTCAAGTACGAAACATGAAAGTCAGGTGAAAGAAACATATGATTTGGGGGATATGGTAATTTCAATTAAACCTTCGAAAACTGATAAGTATAAACAAAAAAAGCCAAAAACTCGCAAGAAAAAAGATGGAGCAATGCAACAAGGAGAGTAATCTGACCCCCGTATCTATCGGGGAACGAGCAACCCTTGAGACAAAGTTTAAATCTATTGATGAAATCGTGGACGAAGGAATAGAGATATATAACAAATTTAGAGGAATATGTAAAAAAGAAAAAATTGGAGTTACCGACGAAAAAAAGCTATCTGAGTTATTATCACATTTTATAAGTGAATATAGAGAATTTTATGCATCATATCCCATCGTTATGAAATTTATGATAGAACTTGGACAATTCTCATATAAAGCCTTTAAAAGATATCTTCTTTGGCAAAAAGAACACCCCTACAAGTCACACAAGGAATTTAATGAAGGAATGGCTAAATATCTGGGCCTGCTGTATAAAGCAAAAAATCCACATTATAAGGAAAAAGACGCACAAGCATATGAAAAAAATGCACGGGATAGTCTAAACGAAGAGCTTGACAACTTTGAAAAAGAGTACGAAAAAGCAAAAAAAGAAACTGATCGTACCAAAAAAATGTTGGCGGATGAGAAAAGGTCTGAATTGATCGCCGTTCTACAAAGAAATCTGGATACTGAGTAAAGAATAAGTGTAATTAATATTTTTTGTTGTGTATTCATCACATTTTTAGCTTTTTTTACATTTATTTTGCAATAAAGATATAAACCAGATATATATTTGAGAGATGGATTACAGCGAGTTGAGAAATTATCATGTTCACAATGTGCGTTGTGAATTTCTCTCCAAAAAAAATTTGCGAGAACTATTCGAAAAATTTAGGCATATACCCAATCCGGTTGGATTTTCGGAGCAAGAATTATATGAAAAATTTATGAAAATGGCTGCATCATGGGATGGCGTTGATGACGAACCAATTTATGGGCAAAAAAATCATCTTTCATATCTTAACGAAAATTTTATAAAATACAGTTTCGATATAATCAATCTCCCAGCGCCAAGAAGACTAAGACTTAATGCGGAACCGTCAAGGCCATTGGATGCTTCAGCTTCTTTACTCCCAAGACCACGAGTCAATCTCAAAGAATATGTATCAAGGAGAGGTTACGATTATCATAACTTCGATGATTTAATAAGAGAAAGAGAGCACGGATGTATGATTTTCTCCCAAAATTATGGTTAATCATTCTAAGTATTAAGTTGTTTAGATAAAATAGTTGCCCATGCGGTTTGTAATATTGGATACAGATCTTCTCCTTTTATCAACACAGTTCTACACAACGGACAAATGTGTAGTTTCGGATTTCTGTCTATTTGGCAATAAACGTGTAACCAATGGCCACATTTTTTTAAAGATTTAGAATAACCTCCACAACAACATTTACCACTAGGTTTGTCCGTTAGATGTTCAAGACAAATCGGGCAATCGCCATCCGGTACTAAACTATTATCACCGATGGGATTTATAAGTCTTTCGAATATTGTTTCTTCTATAACCGTCGAGGCAAAACAGGGGTCCATTTTTAATAAAAAATAGGATTCATTTTTATTTTTTTATTAAAATCTTTGATTATTACTAATTTTTATTACTCATAATCTCGAATAACAATACCCTTCGGTTGTTGTGGAACACCATCTTTACTCAGCGTCGTATATTTAACAGTGTACATTTTACCCTCATATTCTCTTTTAAATAATCCTGGCGTTTCTTTCAGTTTTTTAAACAATTTATACCGTTCCGCGTACTCCATATTAGGCACGACAGTAAATGTATGTTCTCCAGCCTTACATTTCCAAATTATAGCCCCGACGTCTTTCCCCTTTTTGCCTTCGCCAAATCCAACAATCTCGTATTCTTTATCGAAAAATGGTTTTAGTTTCATGAGATCCCTCGAATGATAATTATTCCATGAATATGTATAGGTTCCGACCGCTCTACGCACGATTGCCCCTTCATAACCTTCGTCGATAAACTGATTATAATATTTATCAGCCTCAGCTTCGGATATTACCTCATAAGTTGGCAGAAATCTCACCGATTTACCGTGAAGATTTTCGCCCATCAATTTTTCAAGCATTGATCTTCGCACATCGAACGTTAATTTCTTTTTCCCTTCTTCTGTTTTAAGTTTTTTTGGTATGAAACAATCGAATATGAAGAAATTGAGGGATATTTTTGTATCGCTACCTCTCGCTGCGCCGGAAATATCCTGTAATTTTTCTCCATGTTTGTACATTTCCCCATCAAGATAAACAAATGGGTATTTTTTCAGTAATGGAGTAATGTCCTCCACAATATGTGGCTGTGCAGAATATGTATTACATGTTCTGGAATATAATTGTACTTTTTTAGAATCTGGGTCCATATATGCGACGACGTGGACCCCATCGAGTTTAGGCTGTATGTAATTTTTCTCTGAATAGTTTGGTTTCACCGCTCCCGAGATTAACATAGGAGGATATCTATTCTTTTGTATATTTCCGCCAATATCTGTTTTACCCAATTTCTTATTATATTTGCTAAGAGCGTCTCTTAATGCCTGAGTAAATGGATTTGTGGCATTTTTCTTGCCTAAATTTTTCCCTTTTTTTATGATGTTTACGGATGATATCTTTTTCCCCCCTTCTTGACCAGAAAGAGTATGGATTTTTGATATGTAGTCCGACCCAAGCTCACCAGAAAAGAACTCATTAGTTATCTTTATGAGTAAACCATTTTTATAAAGCTCAACATAACAATCCCATTCTTGTAGTTTTCCATGTTGATTGGTGGTTTTTACTTGAGGGAAATTCCATGATAATTTATCGGCCGATAGGCCTCCAGGTATCTCCTTTTCATAATCTGTTATATTTATGGATTTTGATGCCATTCTTATCTTGCCCTTTCAGGAAGATATTGGTATAAATCATATTACTTTCAATTTTATATTCGAAATTTAGGCATTCATGAGTAGAGACAAAAAAAATAAAATTGAATTCACATAAAGTCAACAAATATACTTTATACCACCACAACAAAACTAAAACAACGAGACACAATAATGTCGACATTTACTTTCACACCAAAAGAAATTCGCGATTCAGTCGAGAATGGGACTGGTAAGTTCGTATTGGATGGTAAATCGATCAAACTTGCTGCAAAAGATGGGCCGGCAAAGAAAGCCAAAATTAAATATGGGAGATGTCATCTTGAAGGAATCACTAAAAATGGCAAAAAAATCCCAAAAAACCCTGTCAGGATTTTATTCACAAGTATTTTAACAAATGCCGGAATTAAGAGGCCCGAAGACCGAGGCTCGACAAAAGCACAAGTTAGTTTCAGCGGAGAACAAGGTGAAGGCACGCCGGCTGAGGATTTTATTTGGGTAATTAATTATATTTGTGATGAGTTTACAAAACAGGTGGGCGAATGTTTAACTGACAACGTTTTTACTCCAGTCAAGGGATGCCGAAAGTTATGTTTACCAAGACAGACTCATATTTCTGAGGAAAATGAGGATGCAGAGCTTCGAGGACAAAAACTCGATGTTCCGATCTATCGGCTACGAGTTGCGTATTCTGATGAAATAACGGGCAAACAGATCGCGACAAACCTTAAAGACAAAACTAAGATGTTTAGAGATCGCGCTGGGAAAATAGTGTTCCCGAAGGCCAAAGTTGATGGAAAATTTGTGAACTCCAAGAATGTTCAGGATTTTATCACGAAGGGATCAGAATGCGGTGGAGTGGTAGATATTTCAAGTGTCAATCTTTCTGGATTCGGCATATCCCTCCAAGCCAATACATATGATCTCATTGTTAAGCCAGGAGAGGGGAGTGAAATTGATACGTCGGATTTCCTCGATGAAGATGATATTCGTCAACTTGACGAAAAAAATGCAAAAAACAAAGAAGAAAACGAGGAAAATGAAAAGAAGATGAAAGAAGAAGAAAAGAAAATGAAAGAAAAGAAGATGAAACACGAGGAGAAATCTGATGAAGAATCCGATGAAGAATCAGAAGAAGAATCATCAGAAGAGGTAATTAAGCCTCCTGTGAAACCTTCCACAGCGAAAAACTCGAAGAAAAAGTCAGCAAAGGAGTCAAAAAAATCTGGCGATTCTGTTAATGATGAGATTAGCGCATTAATAGCCTGTGTTTAACTATTTAAACGAGAAAAAATTATTTTTTTTTGTTGATATAGATAAACAATAACGCACCATTTTCCCCATAAATGAAAGGGGTTGAAACAAATAGAAAAAAAACATTCGACGATTTGTTCGGATTGGGCTTAATTATGAAACAGGCTTTGTTGAAAAAAGGAATTAACACATTGCCAAAGTTGCGTAAAAATATAGCTTCGGGCGCTGTGACAGTTCCTGCCATTACAAATTTAGATCTCAATTACGATATAAAAAGAAAATTTCCGAGAAAGATAGCCGACGTTGTATATCAACAATTTTCCGGCCAACAACAAGCCAATATTATTCTTGTTGGATCTTATCGAAGAGATTCCGCCATGTTGGGAGACATTGATCTGCTCCTACACACTATAACGATAAGCTCTCTGATCAAGACCCTTAGAGAAAAAGGTAACGATATTAAAGTTTATACAGATGGACTTAAGAAAAAATCGTACATCATCAAACCATTGGGAGAGAAATCATATTACAAAATGGACATATTTTTAACAAATCCAGAAAATATGAGTTTTGCACTTCTCCATTACACTGGGGACAAGATAACTAATATGTCTATGAGAAGTAACGCAAAGAAAAAGGGATACAAACTTAATCAATACGGGTTATTCAAAAAAAATACTAAAATCAAAGGCCTCACAACAGAAAAAAAGATATTCGAATTTTTAGGGTTATCGTTTAAAGAACCAAAAGATAGGACCCATACCACAAAAAAAAATTAGAAATTATATCATCTTCTATTTGATATCTCCCTCTTGAAAGAGGAGTTATAGACTATCAAGTATGTCATCAGAATTTACTGTATTTGCCCTCACAAACTCTGCATTTACATAAGTCTGGGAATAGAGTGTACCAAATTTTGGTACTTGTCCGACAATAAGTGGCGCAGAAAATCCAGTGAGGGGTACTTCAATTGCGTTAACGGAGGCGTTTTCAATAGCATCTCGTGGTGCCGAAGTTGCTAGGTGAAGAAGCATATTCATCGGTTCACGTTGCTTAACATTTCCTCTCTTGAATGGTATAATCTTGCCAGTTGATGTCATCTCGTCCGCAAATATTATATGATGCCGGTAATCGATACTTCCGACGAGCGCTCGAAATTCGTTCATAATTTTCAATCTTGTAGCCTCAATGCCAAACATGAAGAAGAATTCTCCTATTACGTCTGTTTGTATCAACAGCGGATCGGCTTCATTAATTTCTGAAACAATTCCATAAATATTCGTTCCAGTTGTCAAAACCCGACTTACTGTTTTTGATGTAACTGACCCGTCATCCGCAACTATACTGTGTCGAACATTATCTTGTACCATCGTATTCCGTATACCACTAACTCCACGTACTGCGGTGTTGATGATGGCGTCCTCGAATTCTATGACCTGTGGTAAAGAGATAGAGCCTTTTTTTGTTATGGCGGAAGCACGGAAATAAATTCTGATAATTATTTGTTTTGCATTCTCATCAGTATGAACTATAAAAGCATCCCTATACTGCTTCCGCAAGCATTCAACAATTTGTTCAAGCCCCATATTTTTTGTTATAAGAGACACCCTATTTATTTCTAGGTGAATGCACCACTTTGTAAGATCACTGGGAGGTTTTATAAGCGGATGGTATTTTTGAAATTGTCCTATAACATCCTGATTTTCGTGCTTAAATTTAGGATGTACAGATTCTCCGTACTTTTCGAAAAATATTCTCGCGACTGTTACGAATAGCTCTACTTTCATGATCTCCATAGTGTTGGCAATAGCTGGCACATTTTCGACACCATCTTTCATATATATCATCATTTTTGGCGAAGAAAGCCTTTCAATAGGTTTTACTTCTAATAGTTCCTTAATAAATTTAATACCCTTCTTTGTCGCGCCAGCCCTAGCTGTGCCGTGTTTAGTATCTAATGATTCTTGCGTTGTAGATTCACTTGTACATTGAGCTGTAAGTATACCAATCGGAATTCCAGGATCAATTATAGCTCTCATATAGTTGTTTCTCACCGTTGTGAGAATAATGTTCACAATTTCATAGTTCATTTTGAGTAATTCTTTTATGTTGAGAATCGACCGGATAAGAACTCCTGCAAAAATTGTCGTGGATCGTATATGTTCGGGAATCCTTATTCTTCTCATGAACGAATCCTCGTTTAACATTATATATCCCAGATCATCACAAAACCTGTTTATATCCTTCTTCATTTTTACCAAATCTTTGAGGGATGGCCGAGATATATTTTTATCTTTGAAATCATAAAGAACATCCTCTTTAATTCTATAAACATCGAAGGGCATCTTCTTTGTGTCATCGATTATTTGACACATATTCATTTTTTCCACTTGGAAAAATACTTTTCGATACAGATCTCTATCCGTCCGGAGAGTTTTTAATTCTTCGTCGAAAAATTTTGTCATTATTTTCTCTTCATCTTTGGAAAGACGTTCAGAGAATGAACTGAGGGGAACCGTAAAATTCTGTTCAAGCTCAGAATCCGAAATAAGTGTTGTCGGAAATTTTACGATCAATAGTTTTCGGGGATCGATATTATCTTCTCCGTATGAAAATTGTATTATTGATTGTCCTCTCATCACGAAATGATAAAAGTCCACAATAAGGGATTCCAAATTTTTTACTGAAATCCTGCATTGATCGCCAGTTACGGCAGTTCCGAGGGCCACTGAGATAATATCTCGGCGACTATTCATCGACTTGAATATAAACTCTGAAACGGTCATGCCTGAAATATAACTGTTAGGGATGAAGCCTCTGGCCCTTGGGTCCGTATCGAATCTTGCGAAATATGGCAAGGTTCTCCTGTGAGAAAATGTCTCTTGTATTCTTTTATCTCTTATCTCGACCTGTCCAACGCTGGCAGAGATTTTTGTAAGATCTGGCCATTTTCCCTTCGAACCGCTCACATGGAGCCTATAAAGACTGTTGTCTAGTGTCATAGAATTTAGGAGCACCATAAAATCATCTCGAAGTATTCCCATTTGCATTTCCTCATAATATTCGGAAACAGTTTTACCAAGAGGAGGAATAATATTTCCATTTATTAATGAATCTGTTATGAGGTATGATTCGTTTATAAGTCCAGCTTCGATGTCATATATTTTTTTCTGGGTATCTTCAGAAACTAGCATATCTTTTATACCCATACTGAAGCCTCTGTTCAAGATATAAGCTAAAACTATTTGCTGGTAGTTGAAGATTACATCCAAAACTTTTTCAGCGCCCAACTTGGAATATATAACATGAAACAATCCATTGGCCGCACCTTCCCCGATAGATTTTTTATCTAAAACCCCACTCAGAATCTTTCCGTGTTTAATTTCTACGTTTATCTCAGTCGGATCATATCTTTGGTAAGGAGCATGCGACGGATCGTAAAAGTTGGCCCTTTTTTGAAAGTTTATATCTGGTAAAAGCATCGATAAAATATCCCGCCCAGAATACAATTTTTCAGTAAATATCGGGGTTATGTTTGTATTGCCGAATAATCTCATCGCCCTTAATTTATCTATTAAAATACCGGATCTTGTCATTTCAAAGCTACCAATAACTGAATCTTGTGCTTGGCCGAGGGTCGGCGTTGAATTCTTATAGCTTATCATCCAGTTATGAACACCGCTCATCTCTTTCGCCTCGTTTTGGCTCATTATGTTTGGTAAAGCATGGATGTTCATCTGATCTCCATCAAAATCCGCATTATATAAAGGACAAGTCAACACATTCATTCCAAATGCTAATACATCAGTATATTTATCAACGAGAACTTTGTGAGCCGAAACACCACTATATAGCAATGTTGGAGCTCGGTTGAAAAACACTCTGTCTCCGTCGACGAGGTCTCTCACGATAATATCTCCGTATTCCAAAACGAAAGAATCTCTTATATTGTCAACTGCATGAGTCGCCCCAGTAGATTTTTTGATCACTTTCGTGCAACCAGGGTATTTATTCCTTCCATTTCTGAACATAACCATGAGTCTATCTTTATTATAGACCTGTACCGTTTCTTCTTGTTGCATGGCTCTCGAAAAGGCTAACGGTATCATTATTTCATCGATTCTTACTCTTGGGTCCCCAATAATAACGCTACGAGATATACCCCAGCATCTCTTTCCAAGAAGATTACCCCTAATACGACCTGTTTTTCCTTTGTGTCTTTCAAGAACTGACGAAAATGTCCTCTTTCCTGGTGCGACATGTAATTTACCAGTTTGAGCAGATCCTCTGATATAACTGAAATACATTGTGTTGAACAATATATATTGTTTGCTTAATTTGTCATCTATAATGTCCGGTATAACCGTCGGGAGTTGAGCATTTGCTTTGAGCAAAACTTGTAACCACATCGTTATATCATCATTATTACTTTTCCCGCCATCAAATTTCTTTATTTCCGGCCTTGTCGCATTTGATGGTACAGGGATAATATACGGAACAAAATTTCTTGGATGGCTTTCGACAGGTTTGCCCAAATCTAAAACTGTCTGATCTGTGACACGATCGAAAATTTCTCTGACTTTGTGTTGATATAGAAGTTGCTTTGGCCTCTTTACTATTGCACTTTCAACTTTCTCCCGTATTTCTGAAAATAAGGTTACATGATCGGTTGGTTCTTTTAATACGAAAGGATGGATTGATCCACAATGTATGCAATTTCTAAAGCCTTGTCTAGCTTTTGTCGCAGCTTCTTTTAATTTATTTTTTCCTTTAGATTGTAATCCGGCAAGGCTTATAACGGGTTTCCCGCATGTAAAGCATATAATTTTTAGCCATACTCTTATTTCTTCCATGAATATCGGTTGAAATACTGGGAAATTTAATTTTGCAAATCCTGGGTGCCCTGGGCATAAATTACTATTATTAAAGCATGTATCGCATTTGGAATAATGGTCAGTTACACCCATATGACGGTCATATAGACCCCCATCGCAAGGTTGGTTATTTCTATAAAAATCATAATTACTTACTTGAACAAATGAATTGTTTTTGGTATTTTCCTCACTCGCAACATAGAGGGTTAGGCTCTCTATCTGGGATTGTCCCATTATTAAATGAGAAAGTAGGTCTTCCGAGGTCAAGAGTATATAAATATATCCTATACTTTCAATTTTAATTATTTTATATTACAAAATAATTTGTATTCCAGTATTTTTTGATGAGTACCACTTAAAAAAATAAATTATTTAGCACTCATCTTAACATCGATTTTAACAATAAGCATCAAACGTCACATTGGTTATCATCCGCATCCTGCAACACAATTTATTGATCCCCAGAGAATCGAGAATATTCCCAGCAGATATTTTCCAGTCCGTGTTCATGATAACTTTCTCCGGGTGACAGTTTGTTATTCCAAGTTCTTTTTTTGTTAAAGCTTGCATTTCTTGAATATATAAGTCATATCTATCTCCAAAGGCATTTCCGCACGATTGACAAACGATAAGTGGATACATGTTTTTCAAGAGTATATTGAGAGGGTGGATACTTTTCCAGTTGGATTTTTATTCACAATTCTTTTTTAAGAAAAAAGAGGTTCAGTTTTATTTTTTGAGAATATTTAATTTTCCGCAACGTATACACTTGGCAATGTCTCCAAATTACACATCTTTACAACGGAAGTATAACCACATCCTATCGGAGCGAAATCCGAGACTTTATCGCCATGTTCATCAAATATACCATTAAATAGCGCCTCCCAGCAACACTCTAATTTATAGAAGTTCCAACTAAAATTAGCACTACACAAGGTTCCATCTGCAGAATATAAATTCCCATAAAACCGACCATCATTTTTTCGCTTACCAAATCTTCTTTCATAAGTAAAACTATATTTAGCAAATATATCCTCTGGTCTGTAATTACCGCTGGGGATTTTTTTATTCGTTATTTTACACTGATATCCTGAGAATATAAATACTTTTATTTTATCTCCTTGTTTCATCCTTTTTATATCACCCACGAGTAATAAATCTCTGTCAACATCTGGGTGTCTTACCCAGCTCGCCCACCCTTGATAAAAATCATACATACTCATCGCAATAAATATTTTCTCAAAGAGATAATTCAATTTTTTTCCGACAAAAATAAAATACCTTCTCCGATTGAAAAATAAACTATATATAAACACTGGGCAAATTTTCCGCATTATCAAGTTTTATTATCGGTCCTGCGTCGCTTCTAACAAAGGCAAACCCAGATATGGTATCCCAAGTAACTGCACATCCGTCTTTAAAACGAGCAGGTCTGCCAAACATATCATAACAAATATTACCGCTTAATAGTCTACAAAACTCTCCGTCATCATTTTCCACATATACATCTAATATCCAAGGAGGTAGACAATTAAAGTTTACAAAAATATTCAAACTTCCCGAGTCGTTCAAAACTTTCAGTTCCGCAATTTTGCACTCGAATGCTTCCTCGGGAATATAAATATTTCCCGCTTCGAGGGTTTTGTTCTTCACAACTGGCCATTTAAGTCTATATCGATACGGACATGGGCACAATACCCAGATCCGACTATCTTCTGTCATTTTTCGCAAATCACCCACTGTTAAATAATGTCTCTGCACATCCGGATCGTCCTCCCAGTTAGATATTGACACAGCCATGTTTTTCCAGACAAGTTTTCAATTTTTTTTGAACTTTGTGAGATTTTAAATTTGAATATTCCTATCTGAGAAAAAGAACACCCTTCGAAAAATGAACAACAAAGAGGTTCACATCCCGCTCGATTTGGAGGATAAATTTTCAGGAATATACCTCGCGGTGAGACTTGACAACACATCAGAATTATACCAACCAGTCAATACCGCATTGTTACCGATGACTATTCATCAAGCTAAACTATGCATAGAAAGCATCAATATATTTGGGGAGGTTGATATTGGGATTGCAGACAAAATTTACATTGAGTATGTCATGGCAAAGTACGACTTGATAAATAATGGGTCAATTCCGGTCGTCAATAAGGCCAAAATTATAGAACGATCCAAAAAGAAAAGATTAATGCGTAAGTATGTTTTGGCACATGTCGAAAAATATCATTCTTCTAACAATAAGGGAATCCATTCAAGAGTCATTGTTCAGTCTGGCCTTGGTATATTTCCCCCCACAGTTTTATAGATCGACGTGATCGCCAATAAATATATCCGGCAAATTAGCATCTAACTTTATAAGTGGACCATCATTAAATCCAACTAATATGCTTTTTGGAAGGGAATTCAAAGTTTTTCCGGCCAGCTTGCCCATTTTTTTTCCTGACTCGTTTATTTTAGGTATTTTATTATTTTTAAAAGAACACCACCCATGTTTTTCACCTGGTGAAAGGGGTTCATACATTACTTGAAACTCAAAAGGGGTTATATAACGAGCAATTCTCGTTATTAGATCTTTCATAACAAGAGTATCATGACCGCCGGGATTTCTTATATATTTTACTTTTGATCTTCTAAAAAACTCCCGAGCGGAAAAATGCCTCCCGTAATACTCATCTCTTATGAGACCGTGCACATTATTATTATTAAACGCTATGAGGCTTATCTCCTTACCTGACATCGCTAAAACATCCCCAATGGTAAGACAATTATTCAATGCTTCCGTTTGGCCTATCCATTCGTTATATGTAGCGATTATATCAGCCATTCCTTTTTGCTCTAATTAGAGCAACGTATATATGACTGCGTATACATTCAATTTTATCATTCCTCGAAGCTTAAAAAAATTGAACATCATTTTCACATAAAAACTCCAATGAACATCGGCAATGACTGTCGATGGATAAGAGATCCAGAAGTAATGAAACATTGGCTAACGATCAAGGATTTAAAAAATATGAATATAGGAGACACCGTCCGAGTTTTAGTCCCGTACTGCGATGCATATTCGCCACATATGATGCTTAAAAATAATCAAATCATACCCGAGGAAAAAATACGCAGACCTGCAGAAGCGTTCGAATATTTTGTTGGCATTCTAGAACTACTAAGTAAATATTCAGGAGAAGTTAAGTATAAAAGGGGGTCAACTTCTCGCATTAACTTATATGTGGAAATTGATTTAGATAGATGGGCAGGACTATCTTGGGATGGGCCGAGTATTGAATCATTTCCAGATTTTGCAGGAATTGGAGACTTTGGTACTCCGATCATTAAACTTGATCAGGAAAATTATTTGCCAGATGTTGTGCTTTTGTAAAGTTTGAAAATTGAATAACGTTTTTTGATTGGAAAATATCTTCCCTCCCTTTTACTCCGTAAATACAAGAAACCCCGCTCCGCTATCTTCGACTGGATAGGAATGGATTCTATACCGATTGACGGGTGGTATCGACACCCGTTAATACGGGAACATTGGTTAACTTTAGGTGATCTTCGCAAAATGAAAAAAGATGAAAAAATTAGAGTAATATCACCTTTTGACGGTCATGGAAACTCGTATCATACTACACTAAATTATGAAAAAGACATGTCAAGGCCCGCAAAAATGTTTAAGGGTCATATTATAACATTAAAAAAGGAAAATGAATGTAACTTCGAAATAAAATTTTTGTCAACCATTGGGACATTTGTATCTGTTTATCTTTCAGTGGAAATTGATGATGGCGGTCATATCGGCATTCGGCCAGATTATTATTACTTATATGACAGATTAAAACAAATAAATAAATTTTCAGACTTTCTCGGAATTTGTCTTGGTGAGTGTCCGTTAATAAAATTAGATAAAGAGGAATATATGCCAAACATTACAGTCTAACATCGCGACATAAAGAAAATTGAACTCCCAAACAAGGTTTAAAAAAATGGACGCTATACCGATCGACAATTGGTATCTACATCCAGAAATGCGAGAGCATTGGCTAACTTTGGGCGATATACGTAATATGAAGATAGATGATGAAATTCGATTACTATCTCCTTACGATCGGTATGGATACTCGTATTGTTACGCACCAAATCGCAAAGAAAAATCGCAAAGACCTACCAAAATGTTCAAGGATCATACTATAATATTAAAGAGGAAAAGTGGGCGTGATTTCGGGATACAATTTTTGTTGGATGGCGGCGATCCGTTTGGATCGGTCAATCTTTGTGTGAAAATTGATGATGATAAATGGGAAGACCTATACGGATATCGCGGTAAAACACCACGATATGATAAATATCATTGTTCAGATGAAGAACGAATAAATAAATTACCAGACTTTTTGGTTGTCGGTATTGATACGGATTTGCTAATAAAATTAGATAAAGAGGAATATATGCCAAATATCGCGATATAAAGAAAATTGAATGCTCTTTTTTTAAAAGAATTCTTCTTTGCTTTACGAAGAAAAATACCTCAAACCTTGTTTGAAAAAATGGAGGAAATACCTATCAACGACTGGATACATCACCCTGATGTTGTTGAACATTATTTAACAATGAACGATCTTCGGAGCATGAAAAAAGGCGACAAGGTCAATGTATTATGGCCAACGCATCCAATCTATAGATACACGTTATGTTATACGCATTTTCTTGAAGGGACGCATAGGCCGACAAAAATATTTAAAGAATTTATTTCTGTGTTGTCATTGCATAACACATACGATTTTAAAAGGAAACATTTGCACGGATCACATGAACGCAAACGCGCAACACTCTGTGCAAAAATCGATAATAAAAAATGGGAAAAATTACCATATGGACCAACGTATCGCGAGTATATAGACAAATTTCCAAATTTTGTTATAATAGGATATGATGAACATCCGATCGTAAAATTAGACAAAGAAGAGTACTTACCCAATGTGGATAACGGTCGGGAATAAAAAATAAAAATTGAGTTTTGACTTTTTTGGTAAATACCTCGAATAAAGTTCGAAAATGGACTATTCAAGGATTGCTGAGAATATCAGCACAATAGAGGATTATCACAACTTTATCTCTTCCTCAAAACATGTAATGAATTCTTGCTCCCATCTTCATCAAAAAATGTTTGACAAATTACAAAATCATCTATGGCTCCTTATTAAATTATTACCAGATAAAGATTGGGATTGGAGGTATATCAGTCGCAATGTAAGTATAACCTGGGATATAATTGAACAAAATTTGGAAAATCAATATAAATGGGATTGGGACGCTATTTGTCAAAATACAAACATAACTTGGGATATTGTACGATCTAATAAAACATTCTCAACAGGACCGAATAAAGGAAAGAATATTCCATGGAAATATTTCCTGTTGCGTAATAATCCGAATTTTACTTGGGAAATTATGAGCAAATATTTTCCGTCGGAATATTTCCCACCAAACGATGCCGAAAGTTGGAAAGATCTCAGTATCAATAAAAGCATAACTTGGGATGTTGTTAAAAAAAATCTTGATAAACCGTGGGATTGGGAGTATTTGTCCGAGTGTATGAAAATTACTATGGGAGAGGTTAAAGAAAATATTCGATCCGATCATCCAGCACCATGGTGTTTTGATTATCTCGCTATAAATCCATATATATCTCTTGAAGATATCGAAAACACCCCAGAATTTCTTGAGCATGTGTGGAAGTTGTCACATAACAAAAATATAACTTGGGAATTTGTTAAAAAGAACCTCGACAAAATATGGAACTGGATTGCGATCAGTTGCAATCGCAATATTACTTGGGATGTAATAAAAAATACAAAAATATCGATCGATGATTTACACTCTGAAGGCAAATATTATCTTATTAATGACGAAACATCCCCGCTAATTACAATCGGGGCATCATCGAATCCAAACATTACTTGGGATATCGTGATTTCAAATCCAGAGTTTCCATGGGACTTTATTTCTCTTTCGACTAATCCCAATATAACTTGGAAAATTGTTAGAGACAATCCAACCACTTTTTCTTCAAATAAAGAGGAAAGTGTAAAAAAATTTCTCTATCTTTGTGTTTCAAAATTTACCGAAGATCTTACCTGGAAAGATGTTATTGATAATCCTGACTTCCCTTGGGATTTCTTGGGGTTAAGTAGCAATACATTTGGTAAATAACGGGACAAAGTTTCTTTTTTATATTGTGAGAAATGGAGAAGAGAAAAAATAAAAAATTGAGTTTTAGCTTTTTTGGTAAATACCTCGAATAAAGTTCTAAAATGGACTATTCAAAAATTGCTGAATATATAGGCACAATAGAGGATTACTGCAATTTTATTTCATCATCAAAACATCTTAAAAATTCTTGTTCTCATCTCCACCAAAAAATGTTTTATAAACTGCATAATCACCTTTGGCGTCTTATTAAACAATTCCCCGACAAGGATTGGAATTGGTGGCATATCAGCAAGAATGTAAACACAACCTGGAACATTATCTTCGATAATCTTAAACAAAGTTCAGAAAGTCAATACAAATGGGATTGGGAAAGTATTTGTTATAATCCGAACATAACCTGGAATATTGTTCAAGCCAATCAGACATTTCCAGCAGGAGGGCCACGTAAAGGAGAGAAAATTCCGTGGGACTATTCCCGTTTACTTTGTAATCCAAACTCTACTTGGGAAATAGTAAGTAAACACTTCCCACCAACGAGTGTTGAAGATTGGAAAAGATTGTGCTGTAATAAAAGTATTTCTTGGGATAGCGTTAAAGAAAATCTTGATAAACCATGGGTTTGGGAAGATTTGTGTTGGTCACTTAAAATCACTATGAAAGAAATTAGAGAAAATCTTCGTTCTGATCATCCAGCACCATGGGGTTTTGGGTATCTTGCAATGAATTCTCACATATCTTTAGAAGATATTGAAGATACCCCGGAATTTTTAGAATACACAGAACAATTATCACATAACAAAAATATTACCTGGGAATTTATTAAAAAACATTTGGATAAATCATGGAACTGGGTCCAACTCAGTCTAAATAGTAATATTACATGGGATACAATAAAAAATAACAAAACTTGCCCATGGTCTCCGGTGGGGGTGTCATCTAACCCCAACATAACTTGGGATATTATAACAAACAATCCAGAGTTTCCGTGGAAATTAGATCGTTTGCCACACAATACGAATATAACTTGGAAGATTGTGCGAGATAATAAACTACCCCTTTCTGACTCACAAGTGGCAGATGAAGAAGATGATTGGGACTATTGGGACTATAGAATAGTTTCTCTACTTACTGAAGATCTCACTTGGAAAGATGTTATAGAAAACCCAGATTTTCCTTGGAGTTTCTTTGCTCTCAGTGGCAATAAGTTCGGTAAAAAATAGGGAAAGAGCTTCTTTTTTGTTATGGGTAATGAATTAAATAAAAAAATTGAGTTCCATCTTTCTTTTAAACGGAGAATTGTGCGTATGGACTATTCAAGGATTGCTGAGAATATCAGCACAATAGAGGATTATCACAACTTTATCTCTTCCTCAAAACATATAATGAATTATTGTTCCCATCTTCATCAAAAAATGTTTTACAAATTACAAAATCATCTCTGGCTACTTATTAAATTATTTCCAGATAAGGATTGGGATTGGGGTGCAATCGGCGGAAATGTAAACACAACCTGGGACATTATTAAAGAAAATATTGATAAACCATGGAATTGGACCTCCATTGGTTTAAATCCAAATATAACATGGGATATCGTGCAGACCAACCAGACATTTCCTACAGGATCTCGTAAAGGGGAGAAAATTCCATGGGATAATTACTATCTACTCAGTAATAAAAATTTCACCTGGGAAATAATAAGTAAACACCTTCCACCAAAGGATTTTGACGAGTGGAATAATTTAAGTTACAATAAAAATATTACTTGGAAAATTGTCAAAGAAAATCTTGATAAACCATGGTTCTGGGGCCCCTTGTGTTTACACATAAAGGTCACTATGAAAGAAATTAGAAAAAATCTTCGCTCTGATAATCCAGCACCATGGGATTTTTATCATCTCGCGATGAATCCAAATATATCTTTGGAGGACATTGAAAATACTCCGAAATTTCTCGAATACACAAGGAGCCTTTCATCCAACAAAAATATTACGTGGGAGTTTATTAAAAAACATTTAGATAAACCGTGGAATTGGTACGTAGTCAGCAACAATCACAATATTACGTGGAATATGATTAAAAATATTAGGATACCAGTTAAGGATCTTTGTGTTGAAGATCATTTAGATGCTCCCGATGAAAATATATCACCATGGTATGCGGCTGGAGTATCATATAACCCCAATATAACTTGGGAGATCATAATTGCTAATCCAGAGTTTCCGTGGGATTTCGATCATTTCTCGTGTAATCCAAACTTTACTTGGAAAATTGTTCGAGATAATAAACCATTTCTTTCAAGAGGAGATTATCGGGATTATAATTGCACTTCCCTATACACAAGGGATCTTACTTGGAAAGATGTCATCGATAATCCAGATTTTCCTTGGTATTTTTCAAGCCTAAGTGCCAATACATTTGGTAAATAACGGAGATGGAGTTTCTTTTTTTATACTGTGACAATGGAGAAGAACGAGAAATAAAAAAATTGAGTTTTGACTTTTTTGAACAAAACCCCGCTTCAATCGAAGCAAAAAGAGATGGATTATTCGAGGATTGCTGAACATATTAGTTCTATCGAGGATTATCACTGTTTTATTTCATCATCAAAACACGTAATAAATTCTTGCTCTCATCTCCATCAAAAAATGTTTTATAAATTACAAAATCATCTTTGGCTTCTTATTAAATTACTGCCGGACAAGGATTGGGATTGGAACGCGATTAGCAGAAATATAAACACAACCTGGGACATTATTGAAAATAATCTTGACAAACCATGGGATTGGGGTGAGATTAGTCTGAATCCGAACATCACCTTGGATATTGTGCGAACAAATCAAACTTTTTCAGCAGGATCTCGTAAAGGAGAAGTAATCCAGTGGGATTATGCCAGATTACTCTGCAATATAAATCTCACCTGGGAAATAATAAGTGAACATTTTCCCCTAGAACATCTTCCACTGGGAACAATGTTATGCTGGAACTTGAGTCGCAACAAAAATATTACTTGGGATATGGTCAAAAAAAATATTGATAAACAGTGGGATTGGATGAATTTATTTGATCATATTAAAATCACTGCGAAAGACATTAAAAGTATTATAAAAATTATCCGTTCGGGTCGGCATGAGTCATTACATTTTGGATATCTTTCTAGAAATTCGTACATATTTTTGAAAGATATAGAAAATATTCCAGAATTTCTAGAGTACACAGAATATCTGTCGCGCAATAAAAACATAACTTGGGAGTTTGTTAAAAAACATTTAGACAAACCATGGAATTGGGTTAGTATCAGCCAGAATAGTAACATCACATGGGAAATAATAAAAAATACAAGGATACTACCTAGGAATGTCTGTGCTGGACCTTGCGATCGGTCAGTCACTGACAATACATCTCCATGGGCCACGATTGGGGTTTCATCTAATCCAAATATTACTTGGGATATTGTGATCGCTAATCCGGAATTTCCATGGGAAATTGAATCCCTCTCATATAACCCAAATATAACTTGGAAAAATGTAAGGGACGATAACCTCCTCCATGGAAAAAGGGATTGGAACTATTCTTTCGTGTCTTTTAATACAAAAGATCTTACCTGGAAAGATGTTATTGATAATCCTGACTTCCCTTGGGATTTCTCGGGGTTAAGTAGCAATACATTTGGTAAATAACGGGACAAAGTTTCTTTTTTATACTGTGAGAAATGGAGAAGAGAAAAAATAAAAATTGAGTTTTGACTTTTTTGGTAAATACCTCGAATAAAGTTCGAAAATGGATTATTCAAAAATTGCTGAGAATATAGGAACAATAGAGGATTATTGTAATTTTATCTCTTCCTCAAAATACCTCAAAAATTCTTGCTCCCATCTTCACCAAAAAATGTTTTACAAATTGCATAATCACCTATGGCTCCTTATTAAATTATTACCCGATAAAGATTGGAATTGGTGGCATATCAGCAGAAATATAAACACAACTTGGGAGATTATCTTCGATAATCTTAAACAAAGTTCAGAAAATCAATACAAATGGGATTGGGATGAAATTAGTTTGAATCCGAACATCACCTGGAATATTGTACAAGCCAATCAAACATTTTCAGCAGGACAACATAAAGGAGAGAAAATTCCGTGGAATTATGCCAAATTACTCTGCAATATAAATCTCACTTGGGAAATAATAAGCGAACATTTTTCTCCAGAACGTCTTCCACCGGGAACGATGTTATATCGGAACTTGAGTTACAATAAAAATATTACTTGGGAGTTTGTTAAAAAAAATCTGGATAAACAGTGGGACTGGATGCGTTTATTTGATCATATTAAAATCACTGCGAAAGATATTAAAAGTATTGTAAAAACTATCCGTTCAGGTCGAAATGAGTTGTTACATTTTGGACATCTTTCTAGAAATCCGTACGTATTTTTGAAAGATATAGAAAATATTCCAGAATTTCTAGAGTACACGGAATTTCTATCACGCAATAGAAATATTACTTGGGAGTTTGTTAAAAAACATTTAGACAAACCATGGGATTGGATCAACATCAGTCAGAATAGTAACATCACATGGGAAATAATAAAAAATACAAGGATACCGCCCAAGGATGTCTGCACAGTATCTCGCGTTTGGGGAGTGACTGACAAAACGTCTCCATGGGCTACGGCTGGGGTTTCGTTGAATCCGAATATTACTTGGGATATTATGATCGCTAATCTGGAATTCCCATGGGAATTTGACTCTCTTTCATATAATCCAAATATGACTTGGAAAATTCTAAGGGACTCAAATCTCCTTCCAGGAAGAAGTGGTTGGTACTATTCTTTAATATCTTACAATACAAAAGATCTTACCTGGAAAGATGTTATAGAAAATCCAGATTTTCCTTGGCATTTCTGGGGTCTAAGTGGCAATACATTTGGTAAATAACGGGGATGGAGTTTCTTTTTTTATACTGTGACAAATGGAGAAGAACGAGAAATAAAAAAATTGAATTTTGACTTTTTTGAACAAGACCTCCGCTTCAATCGAAGCAAAAAGAGATGAATTATTCGAGGATTGCTGAGAATATAGGCACGATAGAGGATTACCACCGTTTTATTTCGTCATCGAAGCAAAAAGAGATGAATTATTCGAGGATTGCTGAACATATAAGCACGATAGAGGATTACCACCGTTTTATTTCGTCATCGAAACGCGTGATAAATTCTTGCTCTCGTTGTCATCAAAAAATACTGTATAAACTGCAAAATCATCTTTGGCTTCTCATCAAATTATTGCCAGACAAGAATTGGGATTGGGGCAGTATCAGCGAAAATCCTAATACGACATGGGATATTATTGAAGAAAATTTAATGTCCGATGATCCTTACCCATGGGATTGGATATCGGTAAGCGAAAATCCCAACACAACTTGGGATATCGTACAGGCCAATCAAACATTTCCAGCAGGACCACACAAAGGGGAGAAAATTCCGTGGAATTATTCTTGGTTGTCATGTAATCCCAACTTTACTTGGAAAATTATGAGCAAACATTTTCCGCCTGAAATTTTTCCACCAAATAATGCTGGGGATTGGGAACTGTTAAGTTGCAATACGAGTATTACTTGGAAAGTTGTTAAGAAA